CTTCTCCTTCGTTTTCTTCATCGTTCTCATCTTCATCATTCTCTTCACATTCTTCAGATGCATTTTCATATGAAGGAGTCGGTCTCATACAACCAAATTGAGAACATGCCGCTGCAGAACCAACCGCACACATTGCAATTTCTTTCTTAATACCCTTTAGTTCTCCTACCATGTTATGCATAATACCAAACATTGTATCATACTTGTTTTCAACATTGGTTAAACGCGCTTTAAAATGATATACCAACATAATAATTAAAACGAATGTTATGGCTAAACTTATAAAAAAGAATGTCTCCAAAATATTAAAAAAACCCATTTACTATACATTTACAAAAAGAATAGAAAACTTGAACGAAAAAATTCAGTCCGCGGTCCTTCCAACTACCATTCAATGATTTTATTCTGCGAGGATATATATAACTATATTATAAACTATGGAACAACAGCCATCATTTCAAACACCCCAACCCAATATAATGAGTTCTCCTTCCGATACCTCCCCTACAAAAAATATGATTATCATTGTATTGGTTGTTATTCTGGTTTTGTCACTTTTAGGAATAAATGTCTTTATTATTTTCGGAAATGTGGTCCAACGACTCATCGATATTTTTAATCCGATTGTTTCAAAAACACTCTCTGATTTAGGATATACCTCAGGTACCCTTCTTGGGTCAACCGCTGATATCTCTGCCGATGCTTTAAAAACAGGTATTGATATCTTAAATGATACTGTCCAATCCGTTGAAGACTTGTTGTTAAAAGCCAGCGGAAAAGACATTCATTTAGATAAATCCATTAATCAACCTCCACTTGTTGCTCCATTGAATCCTCTTCCTAACTCTACCACCAATCCGATTCAAACACCCTCATCAAAACAAAATTGGTGCCTGGTAGGCGAATACAAAGGTACCCGTGGATGTATTGAAATCTCCGAACAAGACAAATGTTTGTCTGGACAAGTATTCCCTAACCAACAAATGTGTTTGAATCCTACATTTTCACGAAGATAAATATACAAAGATGAGAACCAACCAAACAAACAATATAGAAAATAATAAATAATTAATATTATTTATTATGACCACTCATCAAACCATTTATGTGTTTCAATTAGAAAAATCGAGATATTTCGTATATTCAGGGGAATCCGATAAAACTGATGCAGAAACAATGCTCTCTGCAGAAATACATTATGATTTTTTAAAAAAATATCGTCCAGTAAAAGTAATGAAAAAAATTAAACAGACCGCTATGTTTGATTTAGATAATTATGTCAAACAATATATGATTCTGTTTGGTTACCAAAATGTACGGGGTGGTTCGTATATTGAAGATATTATATCTCCTCAACAAGAAGAACTTCTCATGAGAGAACTTCAAACTGCATCGAATTATCCAAATGCTCATGCATTCCTCATTAAAGAGCTCATTCGAAATTATGCTTCTATTTCCATGTCAAAAAAAGATATTCTGTTAGAAAAAAAACGTATCGAAATGAATTATGCCCGTTACAAAAAAGAAAAAATAGCCTTTGATGAAATTGAAAAAAATGACCCAGAAGGATTTTTAAAAGACCTCGTGTGGTTAAAAAAAACAGCATTTACAAATGTAGAACACTGTGAAAATGGAGAACTTCGCTCATATTTATTCCAAGTTATTAATAAAGAACAACGAATACGATATACACAAATTCTTCGAAAAATCAAGAGTATTTACCAGCTGTTTGAACGTCTCACAGAAAAAGATTTGTCGTCCTATCCACCTTATATAAAATACCCTGAATTCTTATTTGACGATTTCTTTTTTCATTGGCGAAATATTTCTTCGGATGCCTCCATCGAACGAGTGGAAAACTTTTGTCATGTATATGAGTATTTTACAAACACTATCATTAACCGCATGGATGAAGTCCAATTCGATATAAATACATGGGAAAAAGATATTGAATGGAAAACACCCAGAATATTATATCTATTAGATAAATGTCTTACTGGCACACAGAGAATTATATAATCTGATGTATGTAAATATTGCTTGATGTGGATGTCCTACACAGCATTTGGTACACCACTTACAAACAATGATGGAAAGGTAGATATTGGAATCGGTGTAGCACCTTGAACACTGCAATTGGTTTGAACTGGTGGATATACTTGATTGAGAGAAATATCAAAATAGGAGGTTATTGTGGGCGGGTCACAATAACTCGCGTAATTATTGGATGGATACAAGACTTGATAATTTATATTTGCTTGTATGTCATATATATATCCACGCTGGGTTGGCAATTGTAAATTATTTATCTGTAATACACCCAAATATGCAGTAGCAGCAAACGCACGGGATGTATTGGTTAAAGTCACACCCATGTTAATTGGAATACCTGTTTTTCCATGTTCATAAATAACAGTTGGTGAAGGTGACAAAGTAACATTTGTATAACTGTATTTTACATTGATGGTTATGCTGTTAATTGAAATACGAATGGCAGCACTAACATCCGTATAATTTTGTAGGACACCATTTTGTAATTGTCCTGTAATGCGCATTGAAATCGGTGTTTGTATAGAAAATGTATAACTGGGCGTGTCGGTGTATACAACATAAATAGTAGTAAATGTAGAATAATTTGTTGTAGATGCTGAATATGGATTTGCTACATTGGAATATCTGATATAGTTCCAATAAAATGGATATGGATTTGGTGCCTGGTTTTGGATACCATATGCATCTGCTGCATTTGTACCGTAGTTATACAACGGAACATTATCGTCTTCATATAGAAAAATCGTGGGACCGGGAACATCACATGCTGATGATGGAGTTTGTACAGGCGGACATGGTTTCAATACACCACTTGCATCTAAATTCTGCTGTAAGTAAATCTGTGAATAAGTACGTCGTTGTAAACTTCCATTAACGGCTTGTGCATATTTATTGGCTTTTGTAAGACTATTGGTTTGTGTACTCATTCGATTGGAATCATATTTGAGTATTTCGACTTTTCTGCGCATATCTAAATCGGATTTTGTGAAAAAAAGTCCAGTTCCAGGGTTTCTCTTAGTATATGGATTAGTCGCAAAATTATTATATCTTACAGGTGGTATATTCAATAATTGAAATCTTTGTTTTTGGTCGATGGAATTTAAATAGGCAATATCGTTACATACATCGTTTTGATTGGTTATAGACATTATAAAATACATTCATATAAAGTAGGGGGACCGATGGTTCCATCCTTTTTATTTTCCATTTCGTCTTGTCTTATTTATTGTGTAAAAAACTTACAGAATAAAATAAATTTCTTGTACAATCTCCTAAAATAAAAACGACAGTAGGCAAATCAGTGTTTATAACGAAGCTAAGTCTAACAAAAGTAACTGTAGATATTTTACTCTATTTAAGAAAACTGTTATACCATAATGTCGATATACTTGAATTTACACTGCTTCCCAAATTCAATTGATTGGCATCTTTCAAATTGGGTCCATTTTGTACAATCGAATTAATTTCTACCACGGTCAATGCTTTGCTAAAATACTGCAATTGTGATAGATATCCACTGAATCCAGTGGTTGGACAAACTACCAAATCATAATAATTCTGTTTGGGAACATTCATCAAATTCTGGCTTTTTACAACAGTACCATTAATATAGACATCAATGTAACTATTCCTGCAACGAATGGCTAAATGGAAATAATTCGAAACCGGTAAATTGGGTATCACGATAATCGATGGTGGAAGAGCATTGATATCTACCGTATCAATCGTTTTGGTAGGCACTGCTGCAGTATTGACCGTGTCCATCAAAATATAAAGTGTATTTGACCCTTTGTTGTTCTTTCCAAAATAAACTCCCGGTCCATGATTAATAGAACAGAATTCAGAACTCGAAGGAGCACTACAATCACCCTTTACAAACACTGGATTGTATTTGTCGCCAATACTTCCACTATAATATAACCAAACTGACCAAGTGAATTCAATACCATTCATTTGATTATTAGACCGCAATATTTGAGCTAAAGAACTGGCTGGATTTTGTGGAATCGTCTTTGTACGATTGCCTGTAATTTGTCCATTAATAATCACTGGATTTTGACTCGGTGTCAAAAAATATCCAATCAAATTAATACCAACTATGAAGAGCACAATAAATACTATTACTACCATGATAAGGAAAACGACTTTGGCTATAATGCCGTTTGAATTTAAAAATCCTTCATTTGTTGTATTTACTTCTGTTGGCGATGTGAATTGTTCCATAGATTTATTTATTGTATTATCTTGCTCGCTCATTAAATATATATAATAAAAATATATATTTATCTGTTAGTGTAATTCAGTGTAAATATGTCTTCAAATGCCTCTAAAAGATTTTGAATTTGTATGTATTCGAATCCTGTGATACATTGACGTCCATGTGATAAGAACCGCCAAATGGACTCTTTTCATATCCATTGCCTTTTCGGTAATTGTTATATACATCTCCTGCACTCATCGGTTCATCCCATCTGGAAAGACCCGTAAGCATCACAGCAGCACCATTTGCTCGGAGTTGTCCATTATCTGTTGTAGTTCCTTTTCCACCAAAGCTAAATGTAGGACCTGCTTCTGCGTCAATTGACTCAGATGCTCTATATACACCTGCATCGGATACTTGTGTGGCAGATATAAATTGTCCATTCAAATAACACTCAATAAATCTGGAAACAGACACCACTACATATACCCATTTTTGAATCGGAAAAGTGTCATTCTCTGGGGTCAATGATACGGTTTGTACTTTGGTTCCACCTGTCGCGGATTTCACTAAAATATCGCAATATAGTTTGGCATAGGTTGGGTCCATTCTCAAACTAAAGAAACTGTCCCTACCTTTGTATCCTTTGTCTCCATACATGAGAAATCGGTCAATTTGCTCATTGTAGTTATGTACATATACCCATACACCTACAGTATAATTTACACTATATGGATTTTTAATGGTAGTGGGTTTAATTGGGGCAACCGCTTGTGTTAAATCAATATTTTTGGCTACTGTTGGAACTGCTGTAAATACAGTATACATGTAATAAGCCATTAAAACAATAATAATTGCTAAAATTATAATCAACACATTCATTTCGTATATATAACTTATATATAATTTACATAATATATTTTTGGTTCGACACATAAAATTGAATAAAAAAGATTGAATATGAAAAGGATATATTCATAAATAATTACATTGTAGTATAAAATGAACAAAACAAACAGCAAAAATTCTGGAAAAACTCCTGGTTCAATTCGTATTGGTAAATATTTCAAACTCATTGATTTTCAAACACTGGATTCTTCTCCGAATAACAGTGACGACTCATCGGTCAGTAGTACTGATATGAAACGACCACAACAAGTAAATCAATTTCATATCCAAATGTTTGGATTGAATGAAATGGGCGATACTTGTTCCATTACCATTACTGATTTTCATCCATTCTTTTACATCAAAGTTGGCAACAACTGGGAACAACATGATGCAGAGGAACTATTGGAAAATATAAAACAAAAAGTCGGATTCTATAAAAATTCCATCCTTTCTATCAAAATCGTTGATTACAATAAACTCTATGGATTCACTGGTGGAAAAAAATCGCGATTCGCTATGATTCAATTTAAAAATATGGCTGCTTTCAACAAAGTCAAAAACTTATGGTATGAATACAACACAGAAACTAATAAACGATTCTCTAAACCATTTGTATTCAAAAGCATCAAATTATACTTATATGAAAGCAATATTCCGCCCCTTCTAAGATTCTTTCATATACAAAACATCAGCCCATCTGGTTGGGTGTTCATTTCTACAAACCACTGTGATGTACCCGACGAACGAATCACTACCTGCAAATTTGAATACATGTGTTCAAAAAAACACATCAAACCAGCTGTAGAAAAAGAAACTCTCGCACCATATAAAATCTGTAGTTTTGATATTGAAGCCAGTTCATCTCATGGAGATTTCCCTCTTCCTAAAAAAACATACAAACGCCTTTCCAGCAACATTGTGGACATTTTTCAAAACCAAGTCATGGCAACGAATGGAAACATTAAAACAAACCCGTCTCGTATCACACAACTCCTTACAAGGATTATTATGACCGCTTTTGGTTTCGATTCATTTGAAGATGTTGACACTATTTATCCTATACAACCTCCATCCAAAGAAGAATTAAAACAACTGTTGGAATATTTCTTTGAAGTAAAAATGGACATTACTTCCAAAAATAATGTAGAAGACGAAGACACTACCATCGAAGAAATCTTTGAAAAACTCAAACAACAAACTTATTCTGGGTCTGCCGCCGAATGCGGTGAAGGTGACGCTGATAACGACGCCGATGATGTTGAATGTGATGATTCAAGAGAAGTCAATGAAGATGATGACGATTCTGACGAGCATCCAACTGTTTCAGTTGCAGCCGCCACAGTAAAAAAAGGAAAAATAGCTAAATCGATTGGTAAAGTGAGTAACAGTGGTAAATCCAGCAATTCTGCAACTCACACAATTATTGATATTTTATTAACCGACGAAACACGTGATACGAAAATACAAAGAATCAATACTGTCTTTAAACGCGCTGGATTCCCGAAAATCGAAGGTGACAAAGTCACTTTCATCGGTTCAACTTTCTTGAAATATGGTCAAACAGAACCTTATTTAAATCATTGTCTTGTATTAGGTTCTTGTGATAATATCCCCGGCATCGAAGTTCAAACTTCCGCGACGGAAAAAGACTTGTTAACGGAATGGACCGACCTCATTCAACGTGAGAATCCAGATATCATTATCGGATACAATATCTTTGGGTTTGATTATGAATTCATGTATCAACGTGCTCTGGAAAATAGTTGCTCAGTGCCCTTTTTGGAACTGTCGCGAAAAAAAGGACTTTGGGACGGGAAAAATGAAGAAGACCCACCCACATTGGATAGTACAACGATTCAGATTGCCAGTGGGGAGTACGATTTAAGATATCCGAAAATGGTCGGACGCCTACAGATTGATATGTACACCTATTTCCGCAGAGATTTCAATTTGTCTTCCTACAAATTAGATGATGTTGCGGGTGAATTCATCTGTGATAAAATTTTGAAAACGGTGGTGGTCGAAGAGGAAGATAGTGGTGGTAGTGGAAAGGTCACACAGTTATATAGTAAAAATTTGGCAGGACTTAATGTCGGTGATTTTATACATATTAAAATCAATGGTTTTTCATCCGACTATTACAATGATGGTGAAAAATTCCCCGTATTGAAAATCGATTACAATGTATCTGTAACAGAAACCAATAAAAACGGGGCAGAAACGACCAACACATACAATATTATTACGATTCATGGAACGCATCTGTTTGATAAATCCGCGAATATTGAATGGGCAATGTCTAAAGATGATGTTACCCCACAGGATATTTTCCGATTATCCAATGGAACTTCAGCCGACCGCGCAATTGTCGCGAAATACTGTATTCAAGATTGTAATCTTGTCCATCATCTGATGAGCAAAACCGATGTCATTACAGGATACATCGAAATGTCCCGTATTTGTAGTGTTCCTATTAGTTTTCTTGTATTTCGAGGACAAGGTATTAAACTCACCAGTTATGTTGCCAAAAAATGCAGAGAAAAAAACACTCTCATGCCGGATTTGGAGAAAACCTATAGTGAAGACGGATATGAAGGAGCCATTGTATTACCGCCCAAATGTTCCATGTATATTGACAATCCGGTTGCCTGTGTAGATTATTCGTCGTTGTATCCTTCCAGCATGATTTCACAGAATTATTCTCATGATAGCAAAGTATGGTCTAAAGAATATGATTTAAATGGAAATCTCATAAAAGGAAGCGATACCGGCGAAAAGGATGCTAATGGAAATTATGTGTATGATAATCTTCCGGGATATGAATATATCAATATTGAATTTGATACATACAAATATTTACGTCCGCCAGGTAAGCCGATGGCAAAGAAAGTGAAAACTAAGGTTGGTAAGAAAATTTGTCGCTGGGCTCAATTACCCGACGGTCAAAAGTCTATTATGCCCAGTATTTTGGAAGAACTTCTAAAAGCCCGTGCAGATACCAGAAAAAAAATCAAAACGGAACCAGATGCATTCATGCGAAATATATTGGACAAACGTCAAAACGGGTACAAAGTAACAGCAAACTCTTTATATGGGCAATGTGGTGCAAAAACATCGACATTTTATGAACAAGATGTGGCTGCATCTACTACTGCAACCGGACGAACCATGATTACTTATGCAAAACGTATGATAGAAGAAGTCTATGGAGATATGGTTTATGATACTGCTGTACATGGACCTGTCAGATGCCGTGCAGAATATGTATATGGAGATACGGATTCTGTATTCTTCACTTTTAATTTGGAAAATCCAGAGACCGGTGAAAAAATACGTGGGAAACCTGCTCTGGAAATGACGATTGAAATTGCACATGATGTTGCCCATTTATGCACCAGTTTCTTAAAACCACCAATGTCTTTGGCATATGAAAAAACACTTATGCCTTTTATCTTGTTGTCAAAAAAGAGATATGTTGGTATGTTGTATGAGGAAGACCCAAATAAAGGAAAACTCAAATATATGGGATTGGTCTTAAAACGACGAGATAATTGTGATTTGGTCAAGGATGTTTATGGTGGTGTCTTACAGAATCTAATGAACAATACCAATATTGAACCTGCTATTCAATTTTTAAACAAATGTCTCGAAGACCTCATTAAAGGTAATATTGGAATGGACAAATTGGCAATTACTAAATCGTTGCGAAGTGACTACAAAAATCCACAGCAAATTGCTCATCGAGTGTTAGCAGATAGAATCGGTCAAAGAGACCCCGGTAACAAACCCAAACCAGGAGACCGAATAAAATATCTCTTCATAACGAACAAACTTGCAAAATTACAAGGCGAAAAAATAGAAACTCCAGAGTTCATCTCACAAAATAAATTACAAATTGATTATACTTATTATATTACCAACCAATTAATGAAACCGTTATTGCAGTTGTTTGGACTTGCCATTGAACAAATTTGGGAAATGCAAAACAAGAAAATTGCCATCAAAACATTTCGTGGAGATATTGAAAAAATGAAAGAAGAATGTGAAGGTGATTTGGAACTCTTTATGAAAAAACGCGAAAAGTATACATCTACCAAAGTGAAAACACTTCTGTTTGATAAATTCTTGACAAAAATATACAATGAACAAAATAAAATACAGACCATACAAGAGTGTTTCTTTGGAAAACGATAAACCCCACCCCCTATCCCCCCAAGAACCCAGCAAAACAAAAACAGGCGTCGATTTCAAAAATTTCATAGGGGGTAGTACATGAAATCGTAAATAAAAATACTAAAAATAAAATCGGTTTTATAAAACAGCATAATATGGTGTAAAATTATTCTGTTTATATTTTTTTTCTTACGATAAAATCGAAAATATCCAAAATAGGTCCCCCGATGGGGTTCCCCCGATTTTTTCTTTTTTCAGGGAGGGGTCGAAAAACAGAAAATTTTTCACTACCATAGTTTTTTTATAAAAATATTTGAATGAAATGTTTGAAAAAAAACGGCTCTCTCTCTCTAAAAATTTTGGGACATTTTGGGACATTTTGGGACACTTTTTTGGGACATTTTGGGACATTTTGGGACACTTTAGAAAAAAAATAATATAAATATATATTATAAACCTAAAACAATGCCGACTATTAATTATTCAAATACAATTATTTATAAATTGCAGTGCCGAAATTCCGACGTAACCTACGTATTTATTGACTCAACCACCAAACCAAGACAAAAGAAAATGTATCATATTAAAAATTCGGAAAACCATAAACAGTGCGAACCTTATATAACTATCAATAAGTACGGTGGATGGGAAAATTGGGACATGATAATTCTCGAAAAATTCAAATGTTTGAGCAAAGATGACACCAAAATGCGTGTGGCACAATGGAAAATGTCTCCAGAAAAAAACCTACCCGCGGTTTCCCTCCCAAAACCCTCAATTTCACTCCCAACTCCCTCAATTTCACTCCCAAATTTTGAAAATTTTGAAAATGGACCCTCAATTTCACTCCCAAACGTCCCAAAATTATTGACCAACGATTGTTATCCTGAAGTTGAACAAAATCCGCTGCAATGTAGGTATTGTGAGAAAATTTTTACGAGAAAAGACAATCTTAGAAGACATCAAAAAAACGTATGTTCTCGTGAAGATGCATATCGAAAATTGGAACTCGAAAACAAAGAATTAAAAATACAGAATCAACAATTACAGATACATACACAGTTAGTTAGTAATGGTATACAACCAGCAAATAATATGGGTACGAATATGAGTACACACAATACATTAAATGCAACTACTATACATAATACAATGAATGGGAATATAACCAATACTATAAATTCCACTACTAACAATTTAAATGTAAATATCATGTCGTTTGGTCAAGAAGATTTCAGTAAAGTGTATGATACAAAGAAAAAACGTCTGGAAGTATTGAAACATAAACATTCTGCTCTGTTATATCGTGTTAGAAATGGTCGTTGTAATAAAGATTATCCTGAATTACGTAATGTAGTTATTAAAAATCTACGAAGTGATGTTGCTCATGTATATAAAAATGATATTGACCCTCATAATTTTGTAGTGATGTCTTTAAAAGAAGTCATTGATTTTATTATGACTAACGATTATAGTGAAATTGAATCCGATTTTGATAAAATTGGGCATGAATTGGACGAGAAAACACGAGAACGTATTGGTGAATTTATAAGACAAATGAATGAAGACCCGGACAAATCAAAGAAACAAAAACAACTTATCAAATACATGATTTATAATCTGAATAAAGATATTGATACAAAGGTTATAGAATCCAGGTAACTTTGTTTTCATTGGAATTTTTACAGAATGTTCTCATTGTGTAAAAATAAAAAAGGAAAAAAGAAGAATAGAAGAAAGTTATAAAAATTATTTTGTTTGGTTTATTATTTTTTATTTTTGAAGAATTTGAATAATAATCCAACTCTCTCTCTCAAATTTTAGACATTTTTAGATGTTTTTTAGACAATTTTTAGATGTTTTTTAGACAATTTTTAGATATTTTTTAGACATTTTTAGATATTTTTAGATATTTTGTAGAAAAATAAATAATATAATATATAATGCCAAGAAATTATTCTAATACTATTATCTTCAAAATGCATTGCAAATCTGACACAACTGATTATATTTATATAGGACATACTACTTCCATTATAAAATATAAATATAGTATAAAAAAACAAATTGAAAATGGTAAGAGATGTGAACAATATGATATAATACGCGAGAATGGGGGATATGATAATTGGATTATTACTATTTTAGAATATTTTACTGAATGTCTGACCAAACAAGATGCAAATTGTCGTGTTTTGAAATGGAAAACTGATTTTTCGCAAAAAATTCCTCCCATTTCCTCCCAAAGTCCTCCCATTTCCTCCCAAACTCCTCCCATTTCCTCCCAAATCCTCCCAAACTCCTCTCAAACTCCTCCCATTTCCTCCCAAACTCCTCCCACACGAAAAGTACATATGTGTAATAAATGTCAAATGACATTTACACGTAGTGATAATCTAAAACGCCATGTTTCTAAAAACACGTGTGGTAGTGAATCTCAACAAATCAAATTGTTGGAAAAAGAGATTGAGAACTTGAAATTGCAATTATTGCCATTCACTAATTATACAAATAATACGAATACGAATAGTCATAATACAATAAATAATACCGTAATAAATAATACGAATACTGTAATCGAGTTAGGAAAAGAAGACTTGGTGAATTTTTTTACACCCAAACAACAAGCGATGATATTAAATAGGAAGCACGGAAGTTTGAAATATTTGATAGAACTTGTTCATTTCAATGATAAATATCCGCAATTCAAAAACATGAAAATTACAAATATACACGATGGTATAGCATACAAATATAGTGAAAAAATAAAAAAATTTGTTGCAGTTGAAAAAAATAATATGTTAGAAGATGCAATCACATGCAGAATGCAAGACTTGAAAGATTTTCATGAAAACACCATAGAAAAACAATTGATAGACAAAAATACTGCAGATAAATTAAATTCTTTTTTTGAACAAATGGATACTGCAGATAAACAAAAACAAACATCAAAAGAAGTATGTTTTATTATTTACAATAATCGCAATAAAGTAAAAGATTGACATTATTTCCATGATTATTCTGTAACATTGTTCAAGTAATCCAAATAAAATAAAAACTCACCTGAACATTCCAAATAACGAGGTAAATCCATAATTTGCGCTTGTAATACACTTTTTTCATCATAATCCGTATTATTGAAACACCCCCAATATTCACGCCACTCCTCCAAATTAAAGGATTGCCCGTTTGATTGGAATTTGGCTTCTTTTTCATCGCAAAAATATGTATTTAGATTTATAAATCGTGATGCAGGAACACTTGGATTGGTGGGTGTTAGTTGCATATATATAGGGGAGTTCATAAATGTATTGCTTACAATACGAATATTATTACTGTCCCATTTGTCTGATGTTCTCGTATATATAATTGTTACAATATCAGATTGAATGGATGACAAGAACAAATTATTGGAAACACATACACCACCCGACGTAACAAATGATATTCCATTGATATTTTTATCAAACACATTGCATGTAACTACGCCACTCATGTTTGCACCAATTTCAAAATTGATACCTGAGCCCAAATTGTTTACCAAGATATTGTTTTTTATGCGTGAATTGGTACCAGACCCTTGGTCACACCATATTCCATGGCAATAATTACCAGTAATAATATTATCAGAAATGAATGCACTGGTTGGATTATGTAGTTTAACCCCAGCCGATTCCCAACGACGTTTTCCGTAAAATTGTAGATTATTATTTCGTGTTACGGTATTTTTCTGAAAAACAAATGATTTACACATATAACTGGCAGTTCCGGCAGCACCATTTTCGGTAATGACGTTATTTATAATGGTGTGACCATATGCACCTTGTGCAAGTCCATTGGAACCCAACTCACAGTCTTGTGTAGAAGAACCCTCATTACCGAAATCGATACCAATTCCATTCGCATATTGAATGATATTGTTTGTAATGGTCCAGTTTTTTCCGGAACGCGTTCCTACCATACCTTGTTGTTGATTGGCGGGATATAACCAAAATTGGTTCGGATAATTGTTACCACAACGTTCAAATACAAAATTATTAACAGTTATATTTTTCAATCCACGAATATGAGGTGCAAATAATCTACGTTGATTGGTGATTTCAATGGATACATCTGCTATATTCGCAGAATGTTCTGGACTGAAATGTATATATAGAGTATTTTGAGAAGCATCATACCACCAACTATTTGTGTAAGATATCATGTCGGTCCGTTTACCATATTGACGTATCATTTTATCGTTGATAAAAACTTGTCCAATACAGTAAGAAATTCCAGGGTCAGGGGCGGGAGTCATTTTTTCTTTCATATTAAATTCTGGTAGTCCATTAACTCCATATGGAGTGACCACTGAAGGAATTGCAAATGGGTTAGCGCCATCAATGAGTGATTTATCTGTAAATAGATTATCATGTAAAATGCCGGACCATATATCTGGATGTTCTGTGTGATTTGATGGAAACCATGGACAGGACCCCCGAATGACGGGTTTACATCCGGTAACGGGGTCAGAAATACCGATGTAGGAAACATTGGATGTTTGTGGCACCACACGTTCTCGATAAATTCCGTATTTCACATAGATTGTATCACCAGATAAAGCAGCTTTTGTTGCGCGTTGAATTGTTCGAAAGGCAGAGGTTTCAGATGTCCCCGGATTTGTGTCAGAACCACTATTTGTAGAAACATAATAAGACGGCATAGTGTTATTACTAATTACAAACAAAATGTTTTTATTTTGTTTGTAAGATATAATCATATGAATATGAATGTATCTCCAAAGAGTTTATTTCAGAGTTTGGGTTATACTCGATTGTTGGAAATATCCAATACAATAGGAATATCAAATGTATATAACAATTCGGCAGCAAGTGGTAATTGACTGATTTCATTTGTAATAAAGTTTCGAATGGAACTCGTAAAATTTTGTGTTATTGGGAAAACAGAACGTCTTACATAATTATTTGATGCGTCGCGTAATCCACGTGTATTTTGATTTCGGTTTCTTTCTGCGGCATTTTCTAATAATTGTTCTTGTAAGAGTTCTCGAACAGCAGTGGTAAAAATATCCGATAATCGTGAATCTTCAGTAGTGGTGGTTTCCCTTCTATCAATGTCATCATCTTCTCTATCAGTGTCTATGAAATTTTCATCCGTTTCATCATTATCCGGTTCTTCTATGATAGGACTATCTTCTACATAATCACGAATATCATATCTACACACAGGACATCTTACATTTCTCGTAAACCAATTAATAATAGCATCTCGTTTAAAAATATGAGAACAGTGTTTGATTTTACACACATGTTCTCCATGTATAAACGGTTCTAATGTAATTGGACAAGTGATATTATTGTAAGAATTCGCACTATTAAATACGATAACTTCAGTGGCACGATTGATTTGTTCGTTAGTAGGATATACCACTACATCTTCTAAATCACCGAGATTGGTTTGACGAATTTGTCTACGATTAAATATACTGGCAATTGTTGAGAACGGATTTGGAGCCGTATAATTATACAAATTATTTTGTCGTGGTTCACTGTTTGTGTGGATTGGATAAATTCGTCTGCGCGATTGTAGAGGTGGAAAGGTATAGGGGTCAACCGATGGTACCGGAGGAGCGGATGTAGTATTCCTTGTATGATTAAATGTATTAGTAGTTGCTGCAGCCGAGTTAGTTGCGGCAAGTCGCTGTTCACGCATTCTCATGATTTCTAAATACATACGTATGTTATCATTATAATCACGATTGTTTTTGTTATATAGTACCATAATTTCATCAAATGAAGACGAATCCGGATTCAACATATCATTCATTACAATAAACATATAAAGATATTTTTTTTATACCCTTAGTGGTTACAATGAATAATGTAAATTATGAGAAATATGAAAACAAGGGATATATCGGATTAGCTAATTTGGGTAACACGTGTTTTTTAAATTCATGTATTCAAGTACTAAATCATACATATGAACTTCATTTTTTGGTGGACAGTAAAATACAAATGAAACAAATAAAACCGAATTGCATGGATACATTAATATTAAACGAATGGAATGAGTTAAAACAAGTGATGTGGATGAATTCTGGCACTGGAACGGTTTCACCCAATAAATTTATTCATTCGATTCAACGTATTGCAAGAGAAAAAAAGCGTGAGGTTTTTACTGGTTGGCTTCAAAATGATATCACCGAATTCTTATTATTTCTGTTGGATTGTATACATAATAGTATTTCGCGAAAAATAAAAATTCAGATAAATGGCAAGGCAGAGAATCAGACAGACAAAATGGCAATTGCTGCGTATGAATTATTGCAAACCATTTATTCTAAGGAATATTCTGAGATTATGGATATATTTTATGGGGTGTACGTGACCACCATTTCTTCGTTAGATGGAAAGAAAATACATTCGATTAAAGCCGAACACTATTTTGTATTGGATTTGCAGATATTTCACGAGAATCAAATATGTACGAATTTGTATCAATGTTTTGATTTGTTAGTAAAACCAGAACAAATGACGGGCGAAAATGCGTGGTATAATGAAAAAACTAAGAAAAAACAGGATATTAGCAGAAACGTGTGTTTCTGGAATTTTCCGAAAATACTGGTGATTACATTAAAACGATTTTCACCGGATGGAATGTATAAATTGCACAATGTGATTGATTTTCCTTTAGTGGATTTGGACCTGTCTCCATATGTAAAAGGATACAATCCTAAAAATTATATGTATGATTTATTCGGTGTATGTAATCATATCGGAGGTGTAGAAGGTGGACATTATACATCGTTTGTTAAAAATGTTTCTGGACAATGGGTGCATTATAATGATAGTGTAGTTGAAATTTTACCGGACCCGAATAGAATAGTGTCTCCTATGGCATATTGTTTATTTTATAGAAAAAAAAATAACTTGTCGTAATATATACTATATACATGAATACTACTAATCCATCAAATATAACAACGTCACCGGCAACGACCAAACCATCGAGTACTACAACCGCCGTTCCAACCACCACATCTGTCTCTCCAACAACATCCAAACCATCCACCACATCTGTCTCTCCAACAACGACCAAACCATCCACCACTACTGCCGTTCCAACAACGACCAAACCATCCACCACTACTGCTGCTCCAACAACCAGCCAATCATCTGCTACTACAACTGCTGCCCCTACAACGACTAATGCATCTGAAACTACAGTTGCAAAACAAACAATCGCCAATATAAATACAACCGACAACGGATTAAGTGATGTTTTTTCAAAGTCAAATGTTATTTTTATATTATGGTTTTTAGCAATATATTTCGTGGTTTATCTAATTTTAGGTATATTTTTTGCAAAGACGGACACTCCTGAAAATAGTGGTTTACGAATTACCAGAATCATCGATGGACTTGTGTTTATATTGGTTCTCGTATTTATAGGTACATCTTTTTCGAGTTCAAATACGGAAGATACAGGTGTCTATATATCTAACAGTTTACATGATTTTAAGGGATTTGCAGAGAACCCATATTCTATATTTTCTGTGATTATATTCTTGGTTGTATTTTATTCGTGCATTTATTTATTTCGAATTCCAATGGCAGACCAAACAAAACCTATTAGTATATTGATAATAGAATCCATTGCACTCATTTTAGTGGCACTTTTATTGATTCATGACTTTTTCAAATATGTTCTCAAAATTAATTTGTTGGACATTATCTTAAATGGGTGGATTGATTGGTTCAAAAAACCGGTAGCAACTACAACACCCGCGGCAACCACTGTACCTGGAACCACCACCACTCCTGCTCCAACATGTGGTCCAACAGCAGCACCGACTGAATCGGTAGAAGGAAAAGAAGTCTTCAATATTCGTAATAATTTATATACATACGATGAAGCAAAAGCCGTTTGTTCGATATATGGTGCCAAGTTAGCAACTTATAAACAAATCGAAGATGCATACAATTCAGGTGCAGAATGGTGTAATTATGGTTGGAGTGATGGACAAATGGCGTTGTTTCCAACACAACTATCTACCTGGCAAAAATTACAGGACAAGGTAACTGAATCAAGTGCATCTTGTAATGATAAAAACACAACAATGAATGCATGTGGTAGACCGGGTATCAATGGTGGATTTATTAAAAATAAGAATGTTCGATTTGGTGTAAATTGTTTTGGAAAAAAACCTAATCCAACCGCAGATGAAAGCAATATGATGAATGCGAATATCGAAGACAAAATTCCTGAATCTGCTGCAGATATGGAAATGAAAGCCAAAATAGATGTATGGAAAAAGAATTCGGATAAATTTTTAGTATTGAATTCATACAATCGTAAAGATTGGTCCAAATATTAGACATCTCTAATATTCATCCTAAGACCAAATACCAAATGATTTCTGTAGAAAACGATTACATAAATCATTTTGCAAAAAAATTAAAGACAAATAACATACTATAGTTAGTTATTTGATATACTGTTTCGAATATACATTTGCACATTATATTTTATGTTTTCATGCATATTTTTGATTACGTTTTTCATGTTTGTTTTACATATATATTTTATGTTTCATATGTTGGAGCATGTTGGATTGTTTCAGATATGAATTCCGCGTGTATAGTTATTGTTTGTTGATATCTTGATTCATAATACCAAAACCAAGTGAGAACAAAAGTAGCAATAATAAAACAGTAATACCTGTTTGTAATTCGGCTTGTGTAAATAAGTAATAGATTGCGCCCAAAACACATAACCACAAGATGACACTCAATAAAATGGTTGAAAATATTTTGTAATCGATTTTGATGTCCATTCAAAGAAAAAACCAAATGCTATATTATGTATACATCTAATATTTATGACAACGTTGTTTTTTGAGTGTGGTGGATGCACGGGGTTTTCCTAAATTTTTACCAACTGAATAAAAGAGTGTATCGAATTTGTCGGAACGAATAACGGGGAACGATGGTTCTTCGTCTTCGATTGAATGATGAGATTCTGAATCTTCTGTATGATGATTGAGAACGAGTCCAACCGGAATTACCAGTGTATTATATTTGGGTTTGGTCATACAAGAATATCCTGCAGCCATTGCATCATTTTTATTTTCAAATAAGTATTTGTCATATATAGACGAGGATTGCATTTTATGTATATATTCATCGTATACATAAAATTATCAAAAACAAACTGATGATATAACATCATCTATGGATTGTTTTATAGTCGTAATGATTTGCGTCCAGTGGTTCGTTTATTTTTTCTGGTGGTTCGCTTGGATGGTTTATATAATTGGTTGGCGGCAATCAAAATCGCAGGTGCAGCAATGTCGGTTAAAATACCAGAACCTACAACAAGAGGTTGTTGTGATGGTTGTTCTGGGGGATTAATAACCACAGGTTCTTCCACAATATTACCACCTTTTAATATAGCAGCTGTAGCATTTGGTAATTGGTCTACTTTGACTAAGGTTGGAATAGGAGTCGGGGTAGGATTCAATGCATTCGATGCAGTGTTTTGTATGTTTTTCATCATACCTGCAATGTCAGCAATAGGAGTATCTGACCCTCCTTTTTTGATTCCTCTAAATGCTTTTTTTGGTTTGTATAATTGGTTGGCAGCAATGAGAACAGCTGGAACCGCGATATTTACTAAATTTCCTCCTTTTTTTCGGGAACCACTTTTACCTCCTTTATATGTGGTTGGGTCATTGACGGCAGCAATCAGATTGCTTCCATTTCCAACCGCGTGTTGTTGATTTCCAGTTCCCCATACATAGGTTCCATATTCAGAGGTGCTTCCACCGCCTTTTTTGAGATTTCTACGTGTTTTTGGCATTATATATACAGGTTATATTTTATTTTACGACTGTCTTATAGAGATACAAATTACTCTGTATGCAATTTCACGACCGTATTTTTTTGTAATATTTGAAATAAAATGATAAACATGACTAAAAACATAATAATAAAGAAAATATTATACATGGCAATTATCCAAATATATACATAGATTTCATTGTATATCATACTAAATACAGATTTCATCATTTCGCGTACATCTTTTTTTGTAGTTTCGTCTTTAAAAAAATCGATGCATGTTTCTCGAAGATTTTTCATATAGAATGAATGGAATACACTTACTACCATTTTAAAACATTTCTTTGTAAGGTATTTTACGCGGACGTGTATATTGCATATGTAAAGCGTAATATTTTTATTTTTTATATCTCGATAATGCCTATATACCTATGAGTAAAATATATAAAACCACCGATGATTTTCCATTTCATGAACTAACTATTGGAAAACCGGTTTCTGCACCAGGTGGCAATTTTTTTATTCGTTATTCCATGGATGAAACCCCGCTGTATGTTCAACCTCCGAAGTGTTTAGTAAAACAAGTTCTCAATAAAACAGGAAAACGTATTTATTGTGATTTTGTATTTCAACAAGAAAATGAACAATTCATACGGTGGATGGAAAATTTAGAAAATAAATCGCAGCAACTTCTATTTAAAAATAAGAACCAATGGTTTGAAAGTGATTTAGACATACAGGATATTGAAAATTCCTTTACGTCTCCATTGAAAATATATAAATCTGGAAAATCATATATTGTTCGCACCAATATACAAAGCAGAAATGGACGACCTATCGTAAAAATTTATGATGAAGACGAGAAGGATGTTCTATTAGACCAAATCCAAGAAAATATGGGTGTAATGGTAATTTTAGAAATCCAAGGAATACGGTGTTCTCCGCGTAGTTTTCAAATTGACATTGAATTAAAACAGATGATGGTATTAAAACCAGATGATTTGTTTGATACCTGTATATTAAAGTCCAGAAAAATAGAAGATTTAGGGAATTCCGGAGCATCTCTTCCGGCGCTCACGCCGGTTCCTCTTTTAACAATTTCGCAATCCGTCACTGAGCCATTGTCAATTGCTCCAGTAGTTCCATCAGCAGAGTTGTCACCGTCTTCCGTTTCGGTGGATTTGTTTGAACCTAAACCGGTAATACCTTCTTCTCCTACATCTATTCCAGCAGTACCTGAGAACATAGAGAATGAATCGTCTATGGTTTCTCCTCAGGACACTGTTCCTGATTCTGAACCTATCTCTTCCACAGATAATCAAGAAACAATACTTACCGCCACAAGTATTTCATCTATTCCGGAGGAATCAATTGAATTATGTGAAGTTGATTTTGATTTAGACGAAATGTCAGAAACAGATACTATTTCTATAAAACAACGCAAGGATGTTTATTATGAAATGTATAGAGAAGCTCTTCGAAAAGCAAAAGTCGCAAAAGATTTAGCACTTTCTGCCTATTTAGAGGCAAAACACATAAAAAACAAATATATGTTGGATGATATAAGTGACGAGGAAGAAGAAGAATCAGTAAAAGAAGATTCTGCAGACGATTCGGATGAGAACGAGGAGAACCAGGAGTAATTTTAGCAAAAATAAACGAACGAATTTTAAAAATAATTTTATCCGCCGTTTATATAAAGACAAATGTTAAAAAGTTTATCTCGTGGAGTTTCAAAATTTTTCACAACTGAAAGAGTTATTATTTTAGTTGTTTTTCTCATTTTAGCATGGGGTCTTTGGACATACTCTGATTCTAAATTATTAAAAAAAGATAATATGGAAACCGGAACTGCTGTTGCTGAAAAAGCCGCTGCTCCTGCCGCTCCACTTGCATCTGCTGCCCCTGCTGCTCCTGTTGCACCAGTTCTTCCAGTTGCTGCTTCCACCACAGCTCCTGGATACACTGCACAAACGGTTGCCAGCCCTCAAGACCTCTTACCTAAAGACCAAAACAGTCAATGGGCTGCCTTAAACCCTGTTTCTCAAGGCAACATTGCTGCTCCTGACCTTCTCCAAGCTGGATACCACATTGGTTTAGATACCATTGGACAAACTCTTCGTAACGCTAACTTACAAGAACGTTCTGACCCTATCATCCCAAAATCCAGTGTTGGACCATGGAACCAAAGCACCATTGAACCTGACCTTGGTCGCGTTCCTCTTGAATTAGGTTCTGGAGCTCGTTAAATAGACCTCCTCAACCTTGGCACCGAACAATTCCGCAAGAATGATATAGAAAACAAAAGATATTCTATACCATTCGACGTTTTCATTGAGCTATCCATATTCGTTCTCTTCTTTTTTCTTTTTGGAAGGTTTATTATCGACACATAATATAAAATGGATAAACTGGATGTCTTTATATATGTCGTCATTATAGGAATACTATTTGTAGGAATTTACATTTATTTAGTGAATAAAGATACATTTGATTTAAAATGTGTTATATCAACAGTAGATGGTAATAAATATTGTGTACGTGACCGTCGAGAAGTTAATCATGCTGCGGATATTCTTGCCAGAACCACTGAAAAATGCAAGAAATTGGTTGATTATGTTTACAAGAAATATCCAGAAAAAGACAATGTACTTCGGTTACATCAAGGGTTCAATCCCAGTCAAATTATGGAAACCTTACCTACCAGTGAATATACAGCATATAGTGAGAACAAAGGAGAAAAAATAGCCTTTTGTTTGAATAAAAAGAAACAGGATAACAATGATTTGATAGATGAAAACACCCTTATGTTTGTTGCTATACACGAGTTATCCCATATTGCTACCAAGTCCATCGGACATAAATCTGAATTTTGGGAAAATTTCAAGTTTTTGCTCACCGAAGCCAAAGAAGCTGGATTACATGACCCGCAAGATTATAAAAAACAACCGCAAGAATATTGTGGGATGAAAATACGTGATAGTCCATACTATGATACATAAAAACTTCATTTGTCAATGATTGCAAATACACTTCATAAGTGATACGTAATGATACATTATTATATTATATCGGCATATGATATAATAAGAAAATACAATATGGAAACAATGAATATAACGGAATCCTCCGAATCATTTGAACCCTCCAAAGATGTATCTTCCATATCTTACAAATTATGTTTATTGGGAAAAGACAATGCCATTAAAAAAATCATAGTCTTTTCTGCAGAAGATAACATGGAGAATGCATCAGACATTGTATTTAGTGAAAAAGAACTTGAATTTATTGAAACACAACAAATACCAGTGAAAATGACTCAACAGCGAATTCATCTGGATGATTCGATTTCTATTATTAAGAATAAAATTCTAAAAGAACTGGATTTTACGGTGTCTTATTATGAGTTATATTTATTTAGTAATATCTATTCCGCACCTAAAAATATAGAGGATGTGTTTGAATCTCTTTCTGGAAAAAATGAATATATTACCGAAAATATTTTAAAACAGTTGTTTATAAATTTGAATATATCCGATGAAACTATTCTTACCAAAATAAAAGAGTCACATAATGGAGATAAATATTTTTTAGAAGACCTTTTGTTTTTACAAAATGAATTGCCCATTTTTTCCACCATTCCTATCACTACCCCTATCACTGGAATTAGTATCGGCAAACATTTCCATAAAATACATGATGAATTGTTCTCAGTAAATCCATTTTATATTTATAAAACCACGCCTATTCAAAATTCACCAAGCAATCCATTGGAATCATTTGAGAACCAATTGTTATTAAACAATCATGGTGGAAAATTCGTTGACAATATTATTTATCTCTGTTTTGCAGAAGATGTTTTCCAATATGCTGACGACAATCAACTGGATACATCCATCATCGCATCTCTCTACTTTCCTTTCTTGAAAAACAATGACATTATTGACCAAGAAACCTTAGAAAAAGAAAGAGAACATCTTGTTCAATTATCTAAAAAAATGGCACCTCCTAGAGTATTTGAAGAATACAAGTATGTAGACATGCTTTATGATGTATACAATTCACAAGTAAGTCCTTTATCCTATATTTCATCAGGTATCGAAGTATTTTCCATACAGATGCGTTCCGATAAAAAATATATCTTGCCACTCGATATTATTTTCAAAAATATTCATTCCAGCAAAACGATTCCTTTTATTAAATATAATCCAGGAATGTACATGGAGAACATTTATCGTTTATATAGTGAAACCATTACGAAATATGGTACAAAAATTCCCTTTTTAAAATCCAACACAATACTTAAACTGAAAAAAGAAATGGGCATAAAGAAAAAACAAATATCCTTGTCTGTTGAAAATTCTGCCGGAGATTTCTATATAGATATTCATACAAATGGAGATGTTTATATTTCTGGTAATAATTTCCGAGAACCTATTCCATTTAATCAATTGGATGAAATCGTTCGTAGTGTAGTGAACCCAGTTATTTCTTATATCAATGATTTTATGCGAAAAAATTCATATGAAATTCAACTGTTTGATAATGTCCGACAGAAAAATATAGAAGTGGATTATTTGAAATTTGCATTCTCAATAAAAATAAACACCAAATTTAATCTGTTAGATTATAAACATTGTTTGTCTCCTGTGTTTGAAATGTCTGGAAAAGCAAATTCAAATGTATCTACAGCAGCTGATGTGATTGATGCAACTAATGCGGATATATATCGTGGTGTGGAAATGCGATTTAAACGTGTGGAAAACTATCGTCTTCTGGATGAACAATATCTTTTTATTAAAGAGTTATATCAAAATCAATATTCTGATGTTCAGATTATACAAGAGCTTTCCAAAAAATATGGACTCGATGATGAAACTGCATTCCATAAATATGATGATTTTATAAAAGAAAATGAACGATTACGTGGGGTAAATGTAATTGACAGTCCTGGACTCTTAGTATACACAAAAATGATTTCGTCATTTGATGATATATTGAAAATAGAGGTCGATAATGCCAATACAAAAATGTATATGGAATATGTTGATGTATTACAAATATATATTGATGCTTTATTGCGAATTACTCAGAATATCTTTGTACCAGAATATGTAGATGCAATGTGTCGACGTGCAAAAACTACATTGAAAGCTCCTCGCGCAGTAAAAACAACAGAAGAAAATTATTTATTAACCAATGTTGTTATGGGCGTTGAACCAGAATTGGCAGATATTATGTATGAAGAAGAGGAAGAAGATATTGAGATTTCCAAAAAGAGTGCATTTGGAGATTTGGATGAATATGAGACAACAGAATTAAGTGAAATAGAAGACATTGAAGATTATGAGGACAATGAAGATTTCAAAGAATTGTCACCTATACCAAGTAGTAAGGGTAGTAAGGAGAGTGAATCCAACGAATCTATAAAATCCCTATCTGAAATTCCTTCAAAATCATCTGCTGATACTGATGGTTCAGATGACCTTATGTATTATGAGGAAGAAGAAGATATTTCCAACGAACGGTCAAAATCTTCACAAGAGGAACGTACTGGTGGAAATTACAACATAGATGGAATGAAGCTGGAAAATTTATTTTTGAATCGTTTGAAAGAGAGGGAACCTACACTCTTTGTTACAGAGGACGATAAAAATAAAATGGATGCTTATTCTACATTGTGTCAGGCAAATCAACAGCGACAACCTGTGATACTTACACAGTCGGAAAAAGACAGAATTGATGCCAATGACTTAGAAAATCAATCAAAATCTTATAAACATGCTATCGAATTCGGTAGTGACCCTAATAAAAAATTCTGGTATATTTGTCCGAGATATTGGTGTTTGAAAACGAATTCTGCCATTACAGAGAAAGAGGTGATTGATGGAAAATGTGGGGGTATTATTCCAAAAGGTGCAAAAACTATTCCCAAAGGTAAATATGTATATGAATTTAATCATCCACGTCAACATAAAAAAGCAGATGGTTCATATCATGAGAATACACCAGGATTCTTGAAACAACGATGTTTGCCATGTTGTTTTAAAAAAGAATGGAAAGACCAAGTGGCACGATATAATGAGTGTACTAAAGATTCAGACGATACAATGATTCCACCTGAAACAGATGCATCGGCGGTTCCTACAAAAAAACCTCGACAAAAATTGAATAAAAAAGAAGACTATATCATTGAGTTTAATCGCTATCCCATCGAATCACAACGAATGGGATTCTTGCCAATGTCAGTACAATTGTTATTGCAAACAGATAATATGCAGTCTGTCAATCCCAATAATCGGAAATATTTGAATCCAGAAAAAACTACCCATACTCTCTTGCGATATGGAGTGGAAAAATCCAGTAAAAAATCGTTTGTTGCATGTATCTCGGATATGTATGCTTATAAAAATAAATTATCTATAGTTCCTTCCATTTCAGATATGTGTGATATTATTGCAAATGCAATTACGCTCGACGTTTTTATGAAATGTCATAATGGTTCACTTATTTCTATATTCCGACCTAAAAAATATAGTCTAACAGATATTGATTATTCCAAATATGAGAACACAGATATATATAAAACACTGGATATGTCAAATGAACTGCATATAGAATTTTTATCGAATCTGATTGCATCCTATGAAAATTTTATCCAATTTTTGAAAAACGATAACTCGTATATTGACCACACATATTTATGGGATATTGTATGTTTGCCCAACCCGAATCTTTTTAAAACTGGATGCAATTTGGCGATTCTTCACATTGTTAACAAAGACATTACTGACAATATAGAAATTATTTGCCCAAGTTCTACCTATTCATCTGTATTGTATGATGTACGCAAAGAAACCATTTTTCTCCTTAAACAAGATGAATATTATGAGCCCATTTATCTCTTTATAAATGAAGTAAATGCTGCGAAAAATAAACGCAAGCTGATGGTCCAAAAAACGTTTTTGGAGAAAAAATCGTCCGTCTTTCAAAATATTCATCATGTGCTTCAGATTATTCGAAATTCTATAGAAAATAATTGCTCACCGAAATATAGTATCCCTCGAAAATATACATTCAAACGAAATATGAACGCGGAGAATTTGTATACACTTATTACTCGATTTCATTTGGATTTTGTGAGTCAGGTTCTCAATTATCAAGGAAAGGTAATTGGAATGTTTATTCGTTTCAAACGAATCGAAGGTACTGGGGTTGTATTACCATGTTATCCGTCGGCGGTTTTACCAAATTTACCGGTGCAATATATGGATAATGACACACTTTGGCAATTAGATTATAAAACCACCGTAAAATTATTGCGAGAAATCAAAAAGAAATCGAAAGGAATGATATTGTGTGACCCTGTATTAAAAATTGTGGAAGATGGTTTGGTGGTTGGGGTTCTCACAGAAACTAATCAATTTATTATGATTTCTTCGCCAAATGATAACATAGAGGATGATATACCTGCTATTACTGATGAAAATTATTTAACAGTAGACAAGAGCAAGCCAACCGACGATATACGTGAAAAAACGGTCAAAATGATTTCCTTGGAAACCCAGTTTTATACGTCTTTTCGTACTACTGTTCGTACTATATTGAATCAGTTTTCAAATCGAGGTATTAAAAATAAAATCATTGAAATTATCGAGAACCCACGTTATTTATATAAATATAAATTGAAGAAAATCGAGGAGTTGTTGCATCCTTTATGTGACCCATACATTGCTTTTAAACAATATGATGATGCAACTCTATTGCAAATGAGTGAAATTACTGATTGCATTGCAGATGCAAAGAATAAAATATTCTGTATGACATCCACATCGGATGCACAAGAATCTCAGTTAGTATTACCAGAAAAACATTTATTGAGTGGTTTGGATAATCGTAGAATATATTTCAGCCGGGTTGCGGATGAATTAGTTCGATACAAGCGTATTCAGACGTTTATGTTGAATTCAAATGTGTATTTAAATATTACAAACACAGAATACAAAGTAAACGAAGATGAAATTATTATGTTGGATACATTGCTTACACCTGAATATTTTAATAGTTTGGTTCCATTTGAATATGGAAAAGATATACAATTGACACATGATAATGCAACACCTATACATACACAAGTTTATAACAACGAGATAAATTTGGACACACAGGCACAAATGGTCGTAAAAGATAAGAATGTAGAGGAAATTCAAGAAAAAATGAAATACGAATGTATTGAAATGATATATCCGGTATCTGGAAATGCTACATCCGAATGGAAGAAATTTTTTCCGAAAAATACCATGGAGATGCAATTATTACAGTCGATTAAATGTAGTTTTTATCCAGTATTGTACGTATATAACAAAATATATAATATAATATTGACTATTGAACAAGTCAAGGAAATATTAACCGAAGAATATACAAAATATTTCGAAAATGTGGATATAAAAAATCGAGTGTTTGAATTATGGGTAAAACAGGGAAAGAAAGAGATGGTAAAACGTATTCAAGCTGGAAAATATTCTTGGGAGACGTTGATTGCATCGGAAGTGTACTATTTGACAAACATTGATATATGGATATTAGCAAATAAATTGAAACTTCCGATTATTTTGTTTAGTACCAAACCCTTGAAAACGTTGATTGACACGGTAAATTGGTTGAAATTAGGGGACACTAATATGGAGACATCTATTTCAGATGAATATTATTTTGTAAGGTCACCTATCAATCAACATACGAATGTATTGCCTCATTATACGATTATACAAACACCATTGAAATATATTTCGGATGAAATGATGAATTTGTTCTCGAATGCGAATCCACAATCATTGATTTTGTTGGATACATACTTGGTACAAAACTAGATACTTTTATTTTTATCAACTAATTGTAATAAAAATAAAAAATTATAATGCGTTTATGTGTAATGTCTATGATAAACATATTGATGACATCATCCATGACTATGTCCAGTATATGAGAATTTTTTCGTTTATTTGTAAAAAAACACACGAACATATCCGCCACCGCCATTTTGACCAGCTTGTGGTACCCATTGGTTTGAAGAATATTCTCCGCTTACACCTACACCACCATTTCCACTATATCCATAGGTTGTTATAACAAAATCCAAGTCGTTTAAATCAGATGGAGACATATCGCGGAAATCACGGATACTTCCACCTTTTCCAGGATGTGCACCTTTTGTATTCCATAACCAACTGTTGATATCTCCACGTACACCCATAGTTCCCCAATTGGGTTCTTTCATTTGATATCTGAAACCTTTTACAGTAAACCATGGTCTTACTGGTTTGATGACACCAGCATTTCCTACATTTTTACCACATCGACCTGTATTTCCTCCTCCTCCACCAAAAGACCCATTGATTGTTATATAGTTATTACCAATACTAAAACTGGTTGTTCCTCCAGCAGTTGCATTTTGAGAAACCGCACCACCTTTACCACCCGCACCGATATTTACGGAAAATCGTGTCCTTGGTGCTACACTATACATATTCGTAAATATTACCATTCCAGTGTTTCCACCAGCACCACCTCCGCCAGCAGAATCATTCATTTTAGATGTTCTCTTTGATTTGTAACGATGATTTGTATGACAACCACCGCCACCCCCTCCTCCGCCTCCACCAGCACCAACAATTAATACACGAATCTTGTTTGCCCAGAATGGAACTACCCCATACATTGTTTGATTTGGTGTACTAAATTCATTGAATTTTTTATAATTTAAGGTAACTGATGGTTTATATCGATTGCATTTTGTATCTGGCATAAGAGTGGTGTCATAGACATCGCCTGGGTATTTTTTCTCTTGTTGAGATAATTGGTTGTGAAAGTATTCTAATATAGTTCGAATAGGCATGTATTGTGCATTGGCTGAATCGATGAGACCCATATTTAAATAGGATACAAACCCATTACTTACATCGTTTTGATATCCTTTTATATTCAAATTTAATTTGTTGACTATCGCTACGTGATGTTCATTATAGGGTTCCAATACACTTCCGCGAACAGATAATGTCAATAATTGAATGTAATCCATATAATTGGATATTAATGGAATGGTTGGTGGAACTACTCCAGAAGTTGGGTCAGACGTAGGAACTGAACTTGCACCGTAATTTGTAAAAATTTCTTCCATGCTTATCTTTTGTATATTACCAATCGTAGAACCCATCCAACTGGCTAAATCACTCATTTTACTACAAAAATTATTAGAGGTATCTCGATTTTCATCTTTGTTTGTAATTTAATTGGCTTGCTCCAAAAACGACCGTAAATTTGTAATGGTCGAGACATCTATTCCATAAGAACTGTTCCCAGGAATGATGGGTGGCATTGCCATAGGTTCGACTGTTGTAGTTACCAATGATTTTACATGTAAGAATGTATACAACAGGATAAATAGGACAATAAAAATAATAATAAATAATAATAAATACTCCAATTTCATCCCTATATTCATTTCCAATTTCATATATGTGGATGGACTTTTATATATTATAGTATTTTATTTTGTTGCAAAAGATTGGATAAGTGGAATCGCTTTATCTAAAATAGGTTTTGCAATGTATTCATAATAATTCACATATTCCTGTTGTCTTCTCGACCCTGATTGTAATTCTAATGCATTTTCTGCATTGTATAAATTATCATCTGGATTGAGTTCGGAATTTGTGATATCTCTTGCAAGTTGTGATAATATAAGAAGAATATATAACTGTTGGTAGTCATCCGGAGACTTGATAGTTTTTGGATAACACATTTTTAAATAATTATATTCTCTTGATAAATCGTTCTCGACAAAAATAAATGGGTCTAAAATAATAGGCAGTGTGGTTCCAATAAAATAAAGCTTTGCAAAGGGGGTATTGAATGTATTTATATCGGTTTTTATTTGGTTCATATATCTTTTAATCAAGAGGTCTGTAGTCGCCGGGGAAATCTTATTGTAGTTAATATAATCATCTACAGGTCGCTTCATAGTAGATATGGCAGATTGTACCTTATTAGAACCATTTAATGGGTCAAACACAATTTTCAGATTGTTATTTATTTTGAATCGATTTTTTTCAGTTACATCGATGAGACCTTCTATGACCCTATTTTCATATGTACCTGGGAATGCAACTACTACTACCATGGATATAAGAATCATAAATATGAAAATAAAAAATATTTTTGTTAGCGTATTCATTTCTTATTATATTTACAGATATTTTTTTTACCAAAAATCAACGTCTTTTTCTATCCAATCTTTTACACGTGTTGGATGCCAGGTTTTTTTCATCAAATCTTCAATAATGAGTCTTGTTCTATATTCAGATATTCGCATATAATCATGCTCAAAACAATTTGAACATCGAAGAAAATTAGGTTGTATTCTTTTTATTATGGAATATTTTGCGGGATTTTGGTCTAAATATAAACATATGATTTGTGGATGTATAGAAAAATTCATGTAAACATTATATATTTCAAACCAAAACATCGATATAGTATTCGTATTGTAATGAAAAAAATCATCCCAATTAATTTCTGTTGGATTTTCTTCTAATAGGTGAATAGCATTGGGGTTTCTGGAAACAAAACTCCATACAACTTTGTCCATATGTTTTTCTAACAATGGAACAGCAGATGGATTTGCAGATAATGCACACCATTCAACTTTGTCCAAGTTGTTTTCTAACAGAGAAATTGCGTCTGGGTGTGGGTTTTCAGATAACGTATACCAATTTATTTTTGTCCTGTTTTTTTTCAAAAGAGGAAGTGCATGTGGATTTTTACACAAGGCATCCCAATGAATTTTATCAGGATGAGATTCAATGATATGTATGTTTTTTTCAGTTGCATACAAACATAAATTGTTCCAGTTAATTTTATCGATATTTGCTTGCAGTAAATTTGTTGCATTCGGATTTCCAGACAAATTTGTCCAATGAATTTTTTCGGGGGAATTTTCTAATAGCGATATTCCATTTGGATTTTTTGAAAATTCTTCCCATACGATATGTGTTGGATTTTCTTCTAACAAGGTAATTGCATATGGATTTGATGATAAATGGTACCAATCATTATCTGTCAGTTGATTTGTATCAAACCATGGTTTTGGTTTAAAGTAATTCTTTGGATACAAACTCATATAGTGTTTTTACAATAAAAAATGAATTATTTTTTATTATATTACCGCACAAATTATCGAATAACCTCTAAAAACCAATATCATAATTGTCTTGACAAATTCCTTCATTTTCTTGATGTATCGAAGCAATATTATTTTTGATTTCAATCGTAGATTTTGCACATTCTTTTGTCTTATCTGATTTTATTGATATATCTGCACCATCCAATGTAGTAATTATTTCAGCGTCTTCCAATTTATTGATTTCTTTCATATCCAGTACAACGTTGAACGCACCTGTACCATAATAACCCATTTGCCCACACATTACGTTTGCAGATACACCACGCATCTCATCAAAATCTGCATGTCTTGCAGAATGTAATAGTATTTCTGTATGAACTTCAAAAGTTGCTTTTGCAATGGGTCCAATATTATCATTATGTAAGCCAGAACGGAAAATGGCAACCATGTTTTTAGTAACGGACATTCTATCACACAATAAACTCAAATGATGATAATTAATATATACATCACTGAATTCCATAACTTCAACAAATTCATTGTATAAGATTTGTCTGGCGGCTTCAATTCCAAGTACATCAAATATTTCTGTAATATCGTTACCATAGGTTCTGGATGCATCAATGAAATCCATTGCAAGTACATCCAATAAATTGGTTCCGGTAGTATCTAATACCCAAATATCTTTCCGAACAAATTTACCTTCTTCTTTTACTACCATGTTTTGCAATTTTCTGGGTAACACATTGTTGATGCCATGAATACCTCTTAATACGATATTCTGTAAGAGTTTATCCTGGAAATTTTTCAATAGATAGATGTCATCACTTTGGTCAAGTGGATGTCGTGACGCAGTCTTTGTCTTTTTATTAAAGACATCTGCGTTGAGACGAATACGGAAAACGAGATTCGAATCATTGTAATCTGAATAAATACAATAGATGTCAGGATTGGTACTTTTGATGGCAAAATGAATGTCATCCATGGTAATATTTTTGTCCAAGAGTGCTTCAGCGTTGATTTCCATACGAACAATCCATTTTGATTTTTGTAAAGGATTTGATGCATTATCATAAGTTGTTTCATTACATTCAGCAATCATATTTTCGAAAGCATAATATTTTTCTAATAATTCTCTGTCTTCTGCAATGTTGGACGCTCTGTCAGATGGGTCAAAACAGATTTGAACCGATTTTACCACATCAATCAATCTTGTATGTTCTAACATATTTGCATACACAGATGCACGGTCTTTGTCCAGTTCGTCTATGGGTTTCAAATGAATCGTTAATGAAGGATTTTTTGGATTGGTTGTAAGACGTAAGATTTCTTCAATTCTTGGCACACCACGTGTGACATTGGATTTTGATGCAACACCACTTAAATGAAATGTATTCAATGTCAGTTGTGTGGTTGGTTCACCAATGGATTGACCTGCAATAACACCTACCATTTCCCCTGGATGAACTAATGCTTGTTTGTATTTTAAAACAACAGTTTCTAAGAGCAATTCTAATCCTTTGCGATGAAATCGTTTGTTTACTAATAAATCTTTTGGAGACAAGTAATAGTAATACAAGATTTCAAATAATGGTGTGGGTGGTGCAAACTGAAGTTTCTTTAATTTTTCATAAGTGGCTTCTACCAATTCGAATGCATCCAATGGAGTAATATCGGAAATTGAATGACTATTGAGTGTTAATTGTCCTTGTATGTTTGCAATAATATGTTGAAAAGCAACAGGAACTCTTACTGTATTCTCGTTTTTGTATTTGAATACATTTTTTACAATGTCTTCGCGTATTTCCAACATTTTTTCTACATAGTCCTTGATTTTACGAATGGTTTCTGTTTTTTGTTTACGGATACGTGTAATAGCACCTTTTGTAAAGATATTGATTAGTTTGCTATTTTCATCATGAATACCAGGAATATCATAATGTAAGTAAATATCTTCTACAGACATCCCCACTAATGGAATAATTTGATTTTCAGCTTTGGTAGAATCGAACCCATCATCTCCGTAGGCAAATTGTACGATTTTTCCACGATTGTTTCTTACCGTCATATCATATTCTACTTTCAAGTCTTCCAACCCCTTGATAAGTCTTCTTTGGATATATCCTGTTGTGCTGGTATCTCTGACTTGGAGTCCGTTTGCTAATCCAAAATTGAGTGTAGTTGGAATGGTTAAATCATATACTTTTGGATGATTCTTTGTGTCTATGATATTGATTTCTACAATTTTGTCCAACACCACATTGTTGTAGGTTTTGAAATTCATATGAGATTTTCTCCATTGAATAGCTTTCATTTTGGCATTTTTATTCTCTTCCATCAATGTAATTGTGTTTGAGAACAATTGTCCCCATTGAGCACAAATGCGTAAGCGATAGGATGGTTTTATGTTTTTGGTTCCAAAATTATTCTGTTTCAATTGAGATTTGGAGACTTTTCCAAAAATACCGAATCGTGAACATAACATCGAAATGCCATCAATCAATCTACTGGATGCAGAAGATACATCAATTGAGTTTCTGGAAATACTGCCATCTCCGGAATAGTAACCATTCAATAATCCAATAACGAAGGATTCATTTGCAATATATGCTTCTGTTGGTATATGCTTGTTTTCGGATTTATGTCCGACCAATTGTTTCAAAAATGTAGCCAACACACAAGAATTGCCAATGACAGAGGTTGTAAGATATCCTTTATTGTTTGTTTTCGAACGAGTGCAGTTTGCAATAGAATGTTTATTGAACCATTCCGTCACAAAGTTTTGTATATTTACATTGTTATTTGTGATAGAAATGGTTTTCTCACAACAATGTCCTTCTGCCAAAAACAGCCCGATGAAAATACCGTTTTCTTCGTTCAATTCAAATTTATCTGGAATACAGGTATCCTTTCTCTTAGCATCATATGGATAAATAAAACCAGGTTTTATATTATCAATATTTGAACGCACAATCGTTCGTTGTAAAGAAGATTTTTTGGTATAGGGTAATACAAAATCGGTTCCATTGGCTTTTTTCCACCATCCAGCTGGTATTTTTATTCTGTTGTTCATTTGTTGATTCATTTGTTCAACTGCGACATGAAATTCTGAACCATATACATATTCTGTTTTTGGCAAGTAATCTGACATATCAATTTCGTTTAATACCACGGGTGGTTTGCATAAACTTTCTGTCACTGGAACACAGTCGCCGACTTTGATATCTGGTGTTAGCATTTCCTTCAGTTTCTTTGTTTCTGGATTCCATATGAGGAGCGATTTGCTTTCTGTAACAATGACACTCTTTCCTCCAGAGGTTTTAATTTCATACAGTTCGGTTCCAGGGTCGTGTCGGGTAATTGCAGTAACTTCTCCCCAGGTAACATTACCATCTTCATCGGTGGTTGGAATATATACTGTGTCTGAATCTATATTCATGAGTTCCATTTGTCGTTCTGTAAAATGTTGTACTTCACCTGGTTTTGCTGAATCTAATTGTCCATCAATCCATTTTCCAATTTCGATATACATTGGTTTTTGATTCTCAATTATAACAATCGGTGTCTCCCATGTAACAGATTTTACAGCAGTATCAATAAGACCAATACGACCACCCATTGCGTGAAAGAACAACTCCGGTGCGGTTAAACCAGAAATATAGGAATTTTCAATGAAACCGCGAGCTGCAGGAGAATCATCGAATTTCTTATAGTGTGGAAGAGTACGGTCATCAAATCCATAAGATATTCGCTTACCATCAACGTTTTGTTGTCCCAAACAAGAAATCATTTGCGAAATATTCACAAGAGACCCTTTGGAACCGGATTCAACAATCATCAAGAAACGATTGTCTTTGCTCAAACTCTTACGACCAATTTTACCGGATTGTTCAGTTGCTTTGTTCAATATATTATTCAGGGTCAACTCAAATTGTACCATATTTGAATTCGAAGTATCATTTTCAAAAATTCCAAGATGTAATTTATCAATCTCGTTTTGAACTTCTACTTTTTTATCTTGAATAACTTGTGTAATTTGGTCTTGTGTTTTTTTGTTGGCAATTAAATCACTAACACCCACACTGAATGAGCTTGTCTTCATGTATTCTGTAACTACATTCTGTAAGTCATCGATGAAGTTGGCTGAACTCATTGGTCCATAATCATTGTATATTCTGTGAATTACACCTTTGGTAGTCGATGCCAATACAGATTTTTCGATTTGTCCGCGAATGTATTTACCGTTTCTGATTTCTAACACGTTGTTGGAGGTCTCGAAGTCTTCATTTTCTTCAAATAGTTTGGTTTTGTATTTTAATGTAATTGGACTCAATATCTGGGAAAGTACGTCAAAACTGGTGAGTGCATTTTTATTTTCCAAAAGCGCATCCACGTCGACATGTGAACACATCATGAGTAAATTCATAGCGTCACGTGGAGTTAATTTTACTCCCGGGCGAGTAAATCTGTAAGACCCTAAGAGCGAGTCTTGATAAATACCGATAATCGGTGCATTTGCAGATGGACTAATCATCTGGTATGGAATAGCAGCCAAGTGACGTAACTCGGTTTCTGCTAACACATTTTGGGGTAGATGCATATTCATCTCCTGAATAATGTTTTATAGATTGTGAGCACACCACAATCACCTTGACTTTCATCAAGGGTCGGACTATATCTTGTCCCACATCAGACTGACTAGGTCTTCATTTGTGAGCCGCGAGCGTTTAGTCTCTGAACCTTCTCCATACTCTATCATAACGAGGTTAGGAGCTTGGCTGCTGATTGCCCAATCCTATGCATTTTTACTGTATCTGAGTTTTTTCTCAGCCATTTGCACATTTCTGCACAAACTTAGTAGCATAGGCTCTAAGGGGTTTCCAGCAATTTGGACGCGTTGCTAATTGATTCTTTTAGTTTATATATAAAGTTTATCGCTGATTGTTTACTTTCATCCAGCGAAATATGAACACCACCAAAATCTGCCTTTTTTTTATTAATGTATACATACCAACCATATTGCGTATTATTTTTGTTTAAAGGTTTAATATACTGTTCTATATCATCATGAATAACAGTTATATTTTTAAACCTTTGTATTTTTTTATCCTCGAAATAACGAATAACACCATCAGATACTTTCTTTTTACTTTCAAGCGTATGTGTAAATTTATTGCCACCATTTTTTAAGTTATATCCATTTGGGTATAGAGAATTGTATTTGTGTATATAGTATATTTCACGTTCATCTGATAAATTGCATTCACAATATTCAATCAATTCAACATTGAAATCATTCACACCATATTTTCTTATAGCATTATTCAGATAATTACACTGATTTTTTTTACTTGAATATGCTTCTGAAATATGACATCGAAATCTTCCTTCTCTACCGTATGGTCTATATTTTTTATGGTTTAATATATGTGACACTGCTTGTCCTATATATATTTTATTATTCGTAATGTTAGTTATTTTATATATTTCGCAATATCTATCAGTTGGTTCATTTAAAATTTGTTTTGACAGTTCTAAATATTTTGATGGTTCCATATTATTTATACTATTATATATTTAAATCAATTAACTAGAGAGTTATATTTGCTGTAATAGCAAGTAGACATTCCACTGTTTTATCCTACCAAGTTTGTCTACAACTTAATAGGCAGCTCCCTGTTTGAGACAAGATTTATCTCCATCAAAATCAGCATTGTATGGCTTGGTATTGCATATGTTCATGCGAAAAGAATCACCTTGTTTCATGATTTTGACAATGTGACACATCATAGACATTCTATGAAGAGAAGGTTGTCTATTAAACAACACTGCATCTCCATCCATCATATGACGATGTACAATGTCTCCATTTTCTAATCGTAACGAATTCACATCCACATATTTCAATGAAATAGATTCGCCATTTTTCTTTTCCAAAATTCTTGCACCTGGGTATACATCCGGACCATTCTGTATGAGTTTCAATAGAAAGTTTCGGTTGCGGTCATTGACTGTTACCGGTTTTGTCAGATTTTTTGCAATTTTCATGGGAACACCTAATTGGTAAATTGACAAATTTGGGTCACCGGTAATCACTGACCTAGCACTGAAATCTACACGCTTACCCATTAAATTACCACGAATACGACCATTCTTAGAGTTCAATCGACCCATGATACATTGCAGAGGACGACCAGAACGTTGTGCCATGGGAACGGTTCCCTTGATTTTGTTATTGACAATCATCGCCACTAAGTATTGTAGAACAGAAGTTAAATCGTCAATCACTTTGGCAGTCGTATCCGGTTTTTGCATTTTGTCAGACAAGTCCTTGTTTGTTTTGATGATGCTCTTGTAGATATGTGTCAAATCATCTTCTGAACGTTGTTGAGCATCATGTTTGACAGATGGACGCACTGCTGGGGGAGCAATCGGGAGTACTTGACAAATCATCCATTCGGGTCTGGACCAAATTGGACTAAATCCCATGAACGAAATGTCTTCATCCGAAATGCGGCGGAAAATTTTCAACAAAATTTCAGGTGTTAGACGAATATTGACTTTTTGAGAAGGATTGTTTCCACTGACGACAATTCCTTCCCAAATAGCATATATTTTTTCAAATCCTTCCAATTTGATTTTGTCGGGTTGTTTGCATCCACATCCATCATCTATAGATTCACCACACCGACGGACCTTACTCGCAAGTGGTGCAACGTATGCCCATCTTTTTTCCAAAGGATACTCTAATATATGTTTGTGTTGATTTTTATTGATAAGTAGTTTGCTGCATTTGAAACATACGCATTTGACGATTTTCATGATATCCTTGATGTGTTGGATGAATAAAACCGGACGAGCCAATTCTACATATCCAAAATATCCCGGATTATGAATATAAGTTAATCCATCTGTTGGACAAACCAATCCAGGTTCAAGAACACCCATTCTTGGGTCAAAGAGACCTTCAGCGGAAGGTTTGTTGTTTACGTATGTATCCGAATTTTTGATTTCAACTACTGCATTTTTTTTTATTTCTTCAGGTGATAATATACTAAACTGTATTCCAATGATTCTTGATGGAGCTGATTTCATTTTGTTCGAGGACATGTAAATCGCTATACTATATATAAATACAATATTTAAATGATTTACTATCAATTTTCTAGAAAATTGAATGATTTTATTTTGCGTTTGCAAATGATACAACAAAATATAGTAATATTAAAATGACCCCAAAGAATAACAACACTACTACTTCTGCTAACCGTAAAAGAGATGAAAAATCAAGACTTCGAAGAAGAAAGGAATCTGACTCGGATTCTTCTTCTGAAGAAGAATGGATGACTGAATCAAGTGATTACGAAGAAGAATCTGAAACAGAGGATGAAGAAGAAGTTGAATTTGATAGAAAAAAATACAAAAAATTCTTGGCAGAAATGTTTCCTTCCAAATATTCTAAAAAAATGGCTGAAGAAGAAGAGGATGAAGATGATGATGAGAGTTACGAAAATAGTGATGATGACAAGGAATCAGATGAATCCAGTAAACATAAAAAATCGAAAAAGATTCAGAAAAGAAATCGCAAAGACAAAAAATCAGACAAAGATAAAAAGAAATCCAAGAAATCTTCTACACCAAGTTCCAAATCGAAGAAATCATCTTCTAATAAAAAAACAAAATCCAAATCTAAAAACAAAAAAGAAAGTGACGAAGAAAATACGGAGGATGATGAATCAGTTGAAGAAGAATACAGTGAAGAAGAGGAAGAGAACAACAGCACGGAGAACAGTGAGAGCGACAGCGACAGTGATTCTGAAAGTTCTGATGACGATGATAATACCAAACATAAAAAAGAAGGTAAAATAAACATTATATTGTCTTTGGGTGAAAAAGACGAGGACGATTATGCTGATGAGTATGCTGAATATTTTGGACACGAACTTGATGACGAAGATGATGACGATGATGACGACTGTGATACAGATGACGAAGAAACATTTATGAAAGAAAAATTCGAGAAAGTGGTTCAACCTGAGCAAGATTCTGATTCAAAAAGTAGCAATGACAAAGATGGTAAAAAAGATAAAAAGAAAAAGGATAAAAAAAACAAAAAAAACAAAGAAGAGGAGGAAGACATCCCAGTGAATGTTGAATCCGAATACATTGAACTGCTTGAATTAAAGAAAGACCTTACTCGAAAATTGCATAAAAATCCAAAAAGCAAAATATTAAAGAAAGCGATTGCGGAATGTTCGGAAGACATCAAGAAATTAGTCAAAGATGCTCGTAAAAAGAATACGAAGGAATATAAGAAATTGTTATCTGGTGATAAAACTAAACCCAACGAAATGAATTATTTCAAAAAGAAGATGTCCAATGCAGAACAATTAAAAATTATGAAGGAATTAAAAGAAGTGAATCAATTTATGGATATTGAAAAACCATACAGATTAGCTCTGTTAGAATCTACTATACCACCCAAACTAAAAGCCATTGCTATGCAAAAACTGAATATGCTTCGTATGATGGATGAAACTGATAGTGAATATTTCAAATTAAAGAATTGGGTAGATACATTTATGAAAATACCTTTTTGCAAATACAGTAATCTGAATATTTCTATGAAAGACGGAATTGAAAAGTGTCATGAATTCATGTTGAATGCAAAATCGGTATTGGATAATTGTGTTTATGGATTAGATGACGCAAAATTACAGATATTACAGATGTTAGGTCAATGGATATCGAATCCAGATGCGATGGGAACTGCAATTGCTATTAAAGGACCGCCAGGAACAGGTAAGACAACCTTAGTAAAAGATGGAATTAGTAAAATATTGGGTCGTGAATTTGTCTTTATACCATTGGGAGGAGCGGGTGACTCCAGTTTTTTGGAAGGACATTCTTATACATATGAAGGAAGCACTTGGGGTAAAATTGTGCAGAGTTTGATTAATTGTAAATGCATGAATCCAGTGTTTTACTTTGATGAATTAGATAAAATCAGTGATACACCAAAAGGAGAAGAAATTACCGGTATTCTTACCCATTTGACGGATACTACACAAAATTCGCAATTTCATGACAAATATTTCTCGGATGTGGATTTTGATTTGAGCAAATGTTTGTTTATCTTCAGTTATAATGATGAAAGTAGAGTCAATCCTATTTTAAAAGACCGTATGTACAACATTCATACTAAGGGTTATGATTCCAAGGAAAAAGTTGTCATTGCCAATCAATACATGTTACCAAAAATAAGAGAACAAGTTGGATTTAAAAACAACGAAGTCATTATTCCAGAAGATACCATCAAATACATTACTTCTTCTCAACATCTTACACATAATGAATCTGGTGTAAGAAATATGAAGCGATGTTTGGAAATAATTCATACAAAATTAAATTTATTTCGATTGGTGAAATCGGATGACAACCTATTTTCCAAACAAATTGATATTCGTGTAGAATTCCCATTTACTGTTACCAATAAAGACGTAGATGTCTTGATTAAAAATGAAGAAAAACAATCACAGAGCCTCCTGTCCATGTATATTTAATTATCTTCCATTCACATTCCATTCACATTTAACACACATCACTATATAATTTTATGATTCCATTTCCACCACTCCATAAACCATATAAAAACTTTTTTTATATGATATATAATGACAGTTTATCCAGATAATTTGAACCATGATGAATATGTGGATTTTATATCTGATAGTTATGTGTTGGATATATTAGATGAATCACAAATGGAGTGTTGCCATCACCAAATTATCGAAGATTATATTGATGTAGACCCGGAGAAGAGTGTTAAAATTTTTTATTGTGATACATGTTATATCACAGTAAATGAATATGATGAAGATGTTTCAGATAATTACACGGATGAACCACCAATAACACTTGGAGAACCAGTGGAGTTCATTCCTCTGGTAGATAATTGAGCTTTCATTTTTTCTGTAAGACAAAGAGACCCTCTGGAGTTAGTATATCCATATCCTTGGCATGTAAGAGAGCCTTCTGCTTCGGAATAAATATCAATTGAGATGGGTTTTGCGTTGGGGTCGCAAAAAATTCCGGCACCTTCATAACCCATGACACTTTTGCATCCAGATTTATCGGTTTGAATAAGATAATTGGAAGAAGCTCCATCTAACGCAGAATTATCGGAAACAGTAGAATATTCTAAAGGTAATGAACCGAATCCTTCAAATCTGGCATGGTTGCTAGAAATACTGGAAGAGTAAGGAATGTAACTGGGAGTAGAAGAGAACCACAAAGATATTAAGATAATAATAAGAAATAGAGAAAACACAATTAACATATCCCTTTTCATTATGAATATACATAATAAAAAGATTATAATTTTACTAAATGCCTTCTTTTTCTTCCAAGTCCGACATTACAGATTTTATCTTTTTGACATTTTCTGCACTTTTGTATTGGATAATTTTATTTTGTATGACACTATATAAAAATGGAAAAAAATAAATAAATACGGCAAACAAAAGTATCATTATCAAAAAAAATGATAAATACATGTGATAATTATACTATACATTATATGCTATACAATAAGTAGGGTAAGTTAGCCAAAGGATTATGCCTGTTTTATTTTTGATGAAGAATTATTCTTATTTGGTTTTCTGTTCTTGTGATTTGGATTCTTTTGAAATAGTTGTTGGTGCAGTTGTTTTTGCTGGTGAAGATTTGATTGTATCTGTAGGAGAAGGTAATACGGATGGTTTTGGCGTGGAAGGTGTTACAGAAGAAGTATTCTTTAGTTTTGGTGGCGAAGAAGTGATAACGGGTTTTTTTGGTGAAGACGTTTTCAGTGTTCCTTTTTCAATATGCATCCCAGAAAAATATTTTCCAGTGAAATTTTGAATATAATCTCTATACGAAGATAATGTATCCACTGTATTTTTAATAAATTTTTTTGCATCATCCTTCATTTCATCCAAAGAAACTTTGTAATGTTTGGTATAATTCGGTAAAATATGGTTTTTGTTATTCTTATCAGATTTGTAGTTGTAATAAATGGCATAAAATACAAAACATACGAGAACAACTATTCCGATAATTACAGTGTAAGAAAATGATTTTTTAGGAATGGCTGAAGAAACATTTGATAAATTAGTAGGCGTCGATGTGGGTAGGGTAGTAGATGGAGGTATAGAATACGGATATTTAGAAGGTAATACAGGTGGTTCCATCGGTTCATATAATGGTAAGTACTTTGGTTTAGGGTCAATAATTAATTGTTCCATTTAATATAATATATTTGCAGTAAAAAATATATATAAATAATCGGCGGTATATGTATATATGTCTAAAATCACAGCTGAAGAAAGTTTGAATTTAAAACGATTATTGAAAGAATCAGATGCTCAAGATAATACCGATTATATTCGTCGTATTAAACACAGTGAAAAAATTCGAGATGATATCAGAAAATTGGATACTTTACGAAAAACAAACCAAATATTGTATGACGAAAACCGCGAGGAATTTACTAAGTTAGCTAAAGATGCAGCCCCTTTTTTATTTCAAAACTACACTGATATTTTCAATAAAATGGTAGCAAATGAGTTAGATTTGGTAATCATGACACGGTTGTTGTCTGTTTTAAAAATGATTGAAGACAAAAAAGTGGACCAACACGAAGGCTCTGTATTGGTTGGCAAAGTATTAAAAGAGTTATATGTGGATTCTGCATTAAAACGCTGTGACAATTTAGATAAACAATATGAAAAACCAAAAGAGGATAAACCTGAACCTAAAGCAATATCGTGGGGAGAATGGAAAAAACAATCAGGTAAATAATGTGCATACGTACGTAAGTAAATGATTCATTCATATATAATTGAATATGTTATTATAAACCGTATAAAAACATAAATAAATATAATATATCCTGTGTGATGAACTTTATTCCGACTTTACGAGACCGTCTTGCAAAATTTGCAATTCTCAAATTATCAGTTAATCCAAAGAATCAAGAATTAACAGATTTATATAAGAGTCATGTTGAAAAACATAACCAATCTATTGTAACAGACCCTTTTCCAAATTCAGGTTTCGATTTATTTGTCCCTGATTCAACTGAAATTACAGGAACTACTATTTCTACCATGGTTTCCATGGATGTAAAGTGTGAAATGTTAGACAATGACGGAACTTCTTCTCCTTATTACTTATTTCCTCGTTCCAGTTTTTCTAAAACACCATTGATGTTAGCAAATCATACAGGAATTATTGATTCAGGATATCGTGGTTATATCATTGGTGCTTTCCGTAATTTAGATACTTTGAAACCTTATGTGGTTGAAAAACATACACGATTACTTCAAATTTGTCATCCATCATTGATTCCTATTCATGTGGTATTGGTTGGAGAAAATGAATTGTCTACTACTTCCAGAGGTAGTGGTGGGTTTGGGTCTACTGGTGTGTAAAATATAGAAAAGGTATAAAACAAAACTATGGAACCAAGGAGACAGCACTCAATGAGTTTAGACAGTGATAATATTGTAAAATGTTATTATATATAAAACAATATATACAATAACTATGAATACCTCTTCTAATTATAAAAAATTATATAGTAAACATATCAAATTATTCAAGGGTGCTGCATTTATATCCTTGAACAAAAAGAAGACACCAGATGCGGTGACATCACAAAAAGTAATTACATTTGATTTAGATGAAACACTCGGATATTTTAGTGATTTATATATTATATGGCATTCTGTTAGTAAATATATTTATAATACAGATTTTTATGATGATTATAATGTATTTAAATACACGTTAGATTTTTACCCAGAATTCTTACGATATGGTATATTGAATATATTAGGATATTTATATCATAAAAAGATTTCGGGAGAATGTTCCCATATTTATTTATATACCAATAATCAATGTTTTGGTAAGGATAACCCAAAATGGATTTCGATGATTATACGCTATTTTGAGGAAAAAGTTAAAACCCAACCGGATATATCTTTGTTTGACCAAAAAATATGTGCTTTCAAAATAAATAATCAAATAATTGAACCAACGAGAACTACCCAATCAAAAACTTACAATGATTTAATTCGATGTACATTATTACCAAAAAGTACAGAATTTTGTTTTATCGACAATACACATTATACAAGAATGCGTAATGACCGGGTATATTATATCCAACCAAAATCGTATCATCATTCATTATCGGTGGATGAAATTATTGACCGTTTTACTTCAAAATGGATACAATCACCTATTCGAAACGATTTTATCAGTTTGATGTATACGAATTTATCACCAAATCAATGCACTAAAGAGATTTCGATGGAGAACTCACAAATAAATTTAATTGTTTCTCAGAAAATTATGTATTATTTGAAGGAATTCTTTTTATTAAGTACAAAATCACGAATTCATAAAACAAAAAAAATATCTTTGGGAATAGGACATTTTACACGGAAAATAAGAAATATATCGGTGTGTACATAAAATTGAAGTTTTTGGAAAAGAATGAATTGTATCTATAAAGACAGATAGATATAATTATAACATGACGAACACAAACAATCGCGGAAAACAAACAAAAGAATCACTGTTAGAAAATTCTTTGGAAAAAGTAAAAATGTGCAAATCTGAACTCCGAAAAAACATTGTAAGTTTATTAGTAGAAAATGAAAAATTGAAAAAAGACTACCACTCAGATGTCCGACAATATAAACTTATGATTCGAAATTTGGAAAAAAATGTGGAAAAAATAGAAAAAGAATTGGCTGAAAAAAATAAGGAATTTTCATACATGTGTGATGAAATTGATTCCTATGATTTTTATGAGATGCCAGAAGAATTATCAGATGACCGCAAACAAATATTATTAGAACTTATGTTGTTATTATTATGTGGTATCCTAATATACAATGCATGTATGAATATATTGTTTGCATGGATTATCTATTGATACCTTACAAATGTGACATTCTATTTATTCATATGATGAAAAAATAGAAAAATAAACCTTTGCAAAACATAAAAAACAGAAATATAATTCGTGTAAAGATATTGGTTATTTTTATTTTTTGTGTTTTCTTTGTTTTTTGGCAGTTTTTGATTTTTTGGTAGTTTTTTTTCCTTTTTTGGTAGATTTCTTTCGTTTTCCGCCGTCCATTTTGGTAACGGATTCTTCGCCACCGTCCATGGTGACAGCGGATTCTTCACCACCGTCCATATTGGCATCGGATTCTTTACCACCATCCATGTTGACAGTGGATTCTTCGCCAACGTCCGTGTTGACGGCGGATTCTTCGCCAACGTCCGTGTTGACGGTGGATTCTTCGCCAAAGTTCAGTCCACCTTTTTTTAAAGCAAGTTTGTATTGTTTTTTTAATTCGGGGGATTTTAATGCATCACTGAATGAGTGAATACCGTTTTTTCCTTTGTTTTCTTCGTAGAATTTTTTAGCTTCTCCTGCCCAAGTAACTTTTGACATTTTACTATATAATAAGTGGATAAAATAATATATTACAAAAAAAAGATACTAAATTCGAATAGATGAATTATTTGTATTCAAATGAATATTCGGTTTTAGATAGTGGTAAATGTTATCCATTTTGTGCATATTCACAAGACATGAGAACCAACTGTTCTTCCGTAGTTAATTTTTGAAAAACAACACATTCATCGAATTTAAAACGTAAAAATTTTCGATTGCACGTTAATAGTAAAAAATATACACCGTTATCCAATATATCAATACGTACAACTGAACTGTATCCTATTAATTTTGTCGGATTCTGTCGTTTTATCAATATAACAATTCTACCCAACAATAAATCACATATTTTATCAACATGTCTATATCCAGTTAATTTATCACAAAATTTTTGTAATAGTTCTTCGCTAATATTTAATTCAGCAATTACATCATGGTTTTCACGTGCAATAGTACGAATTGTTTTGTTCTCTAAATGATTTGCATTTTCGACTTTGCTTAATAATTCATCTACATCAATAGTAGAAAATAAAGAAGGGTCTCCACGTGCTTCTTCTAATAGTTTATTATAATCCATTTGCTTATAATGTTCTTATGTATTATTTTTATTTTGTTTCTGTTGTGACATTCATCACATTGATTGTTTTATTGAGTGTCGATGGAATTATTCCGAGTGGTAATAGAATTAAATTATATAACTGTACGAGAACAATATTTAAGAACAGAAAGGTTGCACAATAGAAAATGATAGAAACATCTAATTTTGTAAGTTCATGTGTAGATTTCAATGGGAAAAAACGCACAATCAAAAACAATGTAACCGATAACTGTATGAAAACATTTAATATTTCAACATATCTTTTATCCAGATAAGCGACACCAAAAAATATTGCTAAATAAGATATATGTATGAACATTACTGAAATAGTAAAAATAAACAATTGGATATTTGGCATTCTATATACTTATTGTATTTTTAGTCACGAGAACTTACAGATAAAACTTACATAAAAAATAACGAATATAGAGTATATGAAACCGATTGGATAGGATGATTGCAAATAAATATTCTGTCGGACAAGAAATTAAACGAGGTGCATTTGGTATAATATTAAAAGGACGATATGAAAAAAAAAGAGAACATGTTGCTATTAAAATAGAGTATGGGAACTTACAAACACTAAAGCATGAAGTAAAAATGATGAGTTATTTATACACACATGGTGTACGTAAAATCCCAAGTATATATTGGTATGGAAATTATAATCAACATCCTTGTTTGGTTCTCACATTTTATGAATGTTCTCTTATAGATTATATAAAAAGTCGTGAGATGACCATACAACGAACCAATTCCATCTTATTACGAATCATTGATATATTAGAAACTATTCATAAGTATTATGTTTTACACAGGGACATTAAACCCCAGAATTTCATGATAAAAGACGGCGAGCTTTTTTTGATTGACTTTGGATTAGCGACATTTTTCATTGATGAAAATGGCAACCACTATGAAAATACACCTTCAGATTCTCTTATAGGAACCCCAAAATTTGCAAGTATACATGTACACCGTGGTAATAAATATAGCAGAAGAGATGATATGATTTCTGTAGGATATTTATATTTGTACATGTTGTTAGGAGATAACGCAATGTGGTTCTCTTCTCCTCCAAGTATATCTATTCCATTGAATATTCCTGCATGTTCTCTAACACATCCATTGAATCAATGGATAGAAAAACAAAAGGATTTTAATAAAATATGCGATTATTTGTCTCAACGAACGGATGTATCACACATATGTCATTATTTAAAACATATGTATGAAATGAAACACGAAGCACAACCAAAATATGATGTGTTAAAATATTATTTTATGAATAATTCATAAACAGAAACCGCTAAATTTTATGCAGTTATACTATTTACAACACTGATAGAATCTAAATATTTTGTAATAGCTGATGCAGTAGATTCATCACCACTGATTACGGGTGTTGTGGTGTGTTGTTTAATAATAGCAGTGAATCCTGAATCGTCTGTAATATTCAATTCTGTTAGTTTATTTAAGAGAACCTGGGTGGCAGTGTATTTGGCACCATTAATTTCTGCTAAGGCTTGCATTAAGTCTTTATTGGTCGATTTAATGGCAGTAATTTTGTCTATTTTGGCAATAGATGTATACGTGTCATCTCCTAAAATAGGGGTAATAGACATTCCTTCTATGGAATTAAATTTGATTTTTTTGATTTTTACAATGCCATCTTCGCATATTTTGGTGACATTTTCATTATATTTTTTGAGAGCGTCTCTAACTTTTTTAATATTGGAGTCTGACAAAAGACCTTCCTTAATAGATGAAGAGGAACTAAAAAACAGAATGGAAACAACCAAGATTATCAAAAATACTACACCAAGGAATTGGATGGAGTCCCATTTTTTGATTTTTAATAATTTGAGCGCAGCAGATAAATATTTCTGTATGATAGAAACAATTGACGAGATGTATGATGACATGTATATATTATATATTATATATTATGCCTATAAAAAAGGATAAATCAAAAAGGATATAAAAAGGTAATTGGATAAATAAATATAATTTGAGTATTATGAGCAGTGAAACAACATCATCCCAAAATCAAGGACGCATTGTAGGAAAAGTAAAGTGGTTCAATAATAAAGCCGGATATGGATTTATTACTGTCAATGATAGCCAATTTACAGATAAAGATATTTTTGTACATTATTCTGATATCAATGTTTCTAATTCTCAATACAAGTATTTGGTTCAAGGAGAATATGTTGAATTTTTATTAGAAAAAATTGATAGTGACAAACATGAGTTTAAGGCAACTGGGGTTACTGGAATCAATGGTGGAACGATTATGTGTGAAACCCGTAATAGAAACCCCAATCCACGTGCAAGTGGTGAAGGTGCTGAATCACGCAGACCAAGACGTCAACCTCGCGAGGAAGGAGTCACCCAGGCTGCTGATGCGGGAGATTCCAAAAACGATGATGAAGAAGGATTTACTACTATTGTTAAAAAGAGAGTAGCTAAAAAGAGACCTGCTGCTCCTAAAAAATAAATCTTTTTTGTCCTATATAAGCCAATCTGTAAAATTATAAATATAGACCTATCGGTCCATATTTACAACAATAATATCCAACTGTATTATAAGAAGAGCTATTTATATGAAATTACTGTCTTTGCATGAATTATTAAAAAAATTCGATGGAAAAAATTCAAAAACATTTGCAGAATTTATTGAAAATGCACAAGTCAAATCCAATGATAAAATTGTTCCGTTAAAACAGTATATTAAAACAAATGGAATCTATAAATCGGATTTACGTCTTATATATGAACATATTATCAATCGAAACGAATATTTGACACGTTTTTATAATACTTCTTTGTATGTTGAAAAGTTTCATATGACAGATGAACCAATGCCTGTGAGTCATTTAGATAATAATAAATTGGTGAATTACAAGAATATTATTCGAAATCTTCATTTTATGGATATTTTACAAAATACAAAATCGGGGATAAATAATATTCCATCTTTTTTAGATGTTCTCTTTGATTTGTATCTTCGAGAAATCATTGATTACAAAATACTTACTCCCAGTGCAATACATTATATTAATCATGGACGTATTGGTAGTGTGTTTTCTTCATTTTATTTTCGAGCATCTATTATGAATCCGTATTTAGTGTATTCATTAAACATGAATTTATTTAAAAGTGAACGTATATTTACACCTACCTTAGGGTGGTGTTCTTATGCATATGGATTTTTAGAATGTCCGTTTGTAAAAGAATATGTTGGCGTAGATGTCATTCCGGCAGTTTGTTCAAAAACAATGAGTTTGTGTAATGTGTATTCACAGAACATAAAAACAGAAATTTATTGTCAGCCCTCAGAGACTCTATGGAAAAATACACGATTCATAAAAAAATACAAAGAACATTTTGACCTCGTATTTTTTTCACCACCTTATTATGAATTGGAATTATATCCTGGAAAAAAACAAAGCACTGAAATATATAAAACATATGAAAAATGGTTGTTTGGATATTGGGAAGAAACCATACGTCTATGTTCTTATGTATTGCAAAATCGTGGTATATTATCGTATGTATTATCTTCTGGTGGTGGAACCACCCGAGCCAATATATTAAAAGATATGAATCAAATTACAAAAAAATATTTCAAACAGAAGATGATAATTCCTATGTTTAATAAAAATGTACATGTAACTGCAAAGAACCATCGCGATACTTCAGAGTATATTATGGTTTTTATGAAGTAGTTGTATCGTCGGCATCAGCATCAGCATCAGCATCAGCATCAGCATCTGACATTTTTGCTCTAATTTCATCATATTCAATTATCGTCTGTATGATTTCTTCTGGATATTTCATGTCACGTAATACTTTGACTGCTCCTTGTATTTCAGATATACCTTTTGAAATCGTATATCTGTAAGATATATCACCATTATTTTCTTCTGCATCCATTTTCCAGTTCTCGATATTATCGGAAGATTCAGTGAGTTTATTGCAAATGTCAACATAATGTGTAGTCAATATGAAATTCACATTGTCGTGTTTAGATAAATACAATAAAAATGAATATGCTGATTTGGATGCTTCAATTGGATTGGTTCCTGAATACAATTCATCAAAAATACAGAAATGTCGTCGGGGTATAGGTGTTTGAATCGTAATCTCATCAATTATTTCTTTGCATCGTCGTGATTCCGCTTGGAATAAACTGTCTCTTCCAGATGTATCTGGTATATTCAGATAGGAATGAATATGAGTGTAAGGTTTCATGTTGCATTCTGAATAAAATCCACAACCAAATTGTTGCGAAAAAATAATGTTGAGAACGGTTGTTTTTAAAAAGGTGGTTTTACCGGAAGCATTTGGACCTGTAATTATCATATTTTCAGAAATATCTGCGTCATTGACAATATAGTCTCCGTTCATCAGAGCAGGATAATATTGGTCTTTGATTATGAGAGCACTATTTTCATCGTTGCCGTCGCATTCGTTGTCAGCATAATATTTTGCAAATCCCATTTTTTTAGATGATAAGTTCTCATGAATGCCCAATAAATTATTTATAAATCCTTCGAAATAAAAGGAATACTGTAGAGATTCAGCATAATCTTCATTGGAATATAATTCATAATAGCAACCCAATAGAACACCGATTTCGCCTATTTTTGAAAATGAGGGTTCAAATGGTTGTACAGATGCAATATGATTACGTAATGAATATAAGTGATTTAAATGATAATGAGCATCCTCTTTAAACAATTTATAATGATTTTTGTTCTCAATTATTTTACAGAAAGATTCCATACTGAGTATACTGTAATTTAAGTACTCTTGCATTTCGCAAATCTGTTGATTGATTTTGCGTATATTGTTATAGAAACGAATACATGAAACATAATTTTGATAAATTTGATAAGCATATAATCCGACCAACATGATTAGATAAATAAAGTTCTGTAGGCTCATGTTTTGAACATTGGACAGCATTTTCCCAATAAAATGGTTGCGGCTAATTTCTTGTAATACGGATAAATACACAGAAAATGTAATAGGAATACCCTGGATTTTTAAAATAATAAAAGGAAGTAAGAAGAGAACAAAGGGAATCAAAAAACTTAAAATAGGAGACCCCATGTTTACTACTGAGATGGCTTGCAAGAAACTTGGCATTTTATTGAAACTCTTTAATAATTCAATCTCCATGTAAGAATATCTTTCTAAGAAATTACAATCTTCTTTCGTATCTTGCCAAATTTTCATCATGGTACTGTATTCGGGTTTGTATTCTGGGTTTTTTAAATACTTGTATAATTTAATTTTGTAGTCTTCCATGGTTTGAATTGTTTCTTGTGTTTCTTTTAAAAAATGAATATTTGTTGTAAAAGAAGTTCTCCATTGTGGTAAAACACGATTTGCAAATTCGGTAGTTGGATTGAATACATGATGATACATTGTAGTCATAGGTGATGATGATGTCGATGATGTATCTTCTGTGGAAAGTATCAATAGTTCTAAATCTGTTGCCACTGTTTCATTTAGCTGAAATACCTCTTGTGAATCTAAATATTGAATTGGTAGTTTGAAGTGTTTTGTAGTTTTATCTTCTTTTGATTGCTGAGGTATTTGAATATTGGCTAATTTTAACAATATGTGTCCTATCATACAGTATATATTTGATATATTTTTTCATTGTATGGTTTGAACGCGTACGAATTTATACAAAGTTTCAATAAAAATGATAACAAATAAAATATATAAATTATATAAATTACTTTGTCTAACATGCACATGCTGAAACAATTATTCTCTCAAAAAATAATAAAAACGTTAAATACGAAGATTCCGTACTGGATGCGTGTTCCATCTTGGGTAGTAGGTCTATTTTTAGTGATATGTTTGATTTTATTATTTATTTATATTCGCAACATATATCGTGAAGGATTCGATAATGCTACTCCTACTACAAACAATTCAGATATAGACATGGATAGAAACACATATATACAAGAATTTTTAAAAAAAGAGAATCGTTCGTTTCCGTTTCGTTATTTTACAGATGGTGCAGGTAAAGTAGTACCCGTAGTTGCTGTTACTGGATTCTTTCGTGAAGAATCTGCTAAACAGAAATATTACGAATATAAAAAAAGAGGTATACATTTATTTGGTATCACTGCGTATAAATCTTTTCCAAATAGACATATGTTAGATAGTTCTGAAGGAGAATATGAACGAAATGACACATTTGATTATACAGGAGAAATCAAAAACTGGCTATGTTGTTTTAAAGATAAAACACATTATGGTTTTAGTGATAAAAATAATACTATTGATATTAGTGAATCTGATTTTTATACGAGTGAAGCAGATAATATGAAAAAGGAAAAAAAATACGATTTTATTTATATTTGTAATAAAGATTCTGATACATGTCCATTAAATGGATGGAATGCAATCAATCGTAATTTTGATTTGGCATTAAAATGTTTTCCGATTATGTGCAATGAATTTAAATTGAAAGGATTGGTAGTGGGTCGTGTTGGATGTGGATTGGAAGAAAAATATGGTAACAAAATGGAAGTAGTGGATTGGTTAGATTGGCATGTATTACAGGATAAAATGCGAGAATCTCGTATGTTGTTTGTTCCTAATATATACGATGCTTCACCGAGAGTAGTGGCGGAATCGATTACAAAAGATTTACCGGTTTTAATGAACAGAAACATTCTTTGTGGGTCAAAATATATAAAATATGAAACAGGAGAATTATTTTCAGATGAAATAAATTTGAGACCCGCATTGACACAGCTGCTGGACAGAATCGATAAAATATCTCCTAAAAAATGGTGGTCTGAGAACTATAGTCAGGAAAAATCACAGAAAAAATTATGTAATTTTTTAAAAGATGCTTTTCCAGGTGAATTCGACAATGTTTCTCGCATTAAATTTATCTTGTAAAAAAGCTTGCTGTTGTCTTTTTCAGTCTATGTTATAATATTTTTTTGGAGAAAATAAACTTTTGAAACAAGTTTGTGTTGCATACATATTGATAATACAATAATAACAACGGGTTGTTTTTACACAATCAGATATAATATTATTACTACATTCAGTATCATCAAGTGTATCATAACAATGATAAATACCATTCCAACTATCATTACTACACCAAATACATCCTGGTTCTTGTTTGCATGATTTTTCTGTTTTCAAACGATAACAATGGTTATCTTCGAAATATAGTGAAAAATATAGTGAAAGTTGTATAGATACATAAGTTCTCATACAGTTGATAATGCTTATGATAAATAATATTTTCATTATGTTATATAGTATAAACTATTTATGTTTATACTGTAAGATAAAATTCCTTCTACTTCTATTATTTACAAGGCATTCAATAATGTTATATAACAATCCGTATTTTCATTAAATTCTTTGCCTTCTAAAAACCAATTCCAACAATCCACAAATTTTGAAAAATAATCATACGAAAAAAGTACACTTAATCCGATTTCATTATGAGTACTAAAAAATTTAGCAGCTGCTTTTTCATAGAGAATTATCCAATGTTTGTTCTCTTTTGTCATTTCAAAAATTATATCCATCGATTGTTTCATTGAATCCATATCAAATTGTAATTCATCATACGTTTCATCATCAACATCTGTTTCAAATTCTAATGCAATCGTATTCATGTGACAAAAATCGCGAATCGCTTGTCTATATTCTTTGTTTGAGGTATATCTTACAGATAATATAGACGGTGATTTTCCACAATGTGAAAGCATGTTCTCAATAAAAATATAAAAATCATTTTTTTATATTTTTTATGATTAGATGTATGTATCATTATGTGAGATGGTGTAGTCATGTAATGTTATATGATGGTTTATATGTCTGTTGCTGAAAAATTCGAAGGTAATTCTTCCATATTAATTTTATAATATTTTTCTATTTTTTTTAAAATAGATACGTCTTGACGTGTAACAAAGTTAATTGCTAATCCTTTTCTACCCCAACGCCCACTTCTTCCGATTCTATGTAAATAAGTATATGGACATTTGGTAATATCAAAATTAATTACCGAACTCACTTGTTGTATATCAATACCGCGTGCAGTGATATCAGATGAAATTAATACACGATGTGCCCCATTACGAAAATTACTGAATTCTTGGTCTCGTTCCTTTTTGTTCATCATACTATGTATGCAACAAACCGAAAATCCTTCATCTAACATTGCTCGATGTAAATCCACCACCCGTTTTACACTGTTGCAATAAATAATACACTGTGAGACACTGATATATGAAAACAAATCTTTTAATGTATCATATTTATCCGCATCATTACGCATAGCAATATAATACTGTTTGATACACTCCAAATTTAATTTTTCAGCATCAATTGTAATTTTTGCAGGGTCTCGCATAAATTTAGTAGTGAGTGAAAATATTTCTGTAGGGAGAGTTGCACTGAATAAAACAACTTGTATGTTCTCATTCATATATTGAAAAATATTGTATATTTGTTCTTTGAATCCAGCAGACAACATTTCATCGGCTTCGTCTAACACCATAATTTTCATATCTTTTCCATGAATATATTTTCTGCGAAACATGTCATATATTCTTCCAGCACATCCTACCACAATGTGTGGACAATTCTGTTGAATAGATTGTGCGTCTTCTTGAATAGATGTTCCGCCAATTAATGTTTTTACACATAAATTTGGAAAAAGAGAACCTAAAGATTTTAAAACATTTGACGTTTGTTTGGCGAGTTCATGAGTAGGTGTCATTAACAATGCTTGTAGAGTGGATTGACTTGTGTCAATCGATTGTAATATACCAATCGAAAACGCACCTGTCTTTCCCATTCCAGATTGTGCTTGTGCAATGACGTCTTTACCTTTGACAATCAAGGGTATTGATTTCTTTTGTATGTCACTCGGTTTTTCATAACCATAAGAAAAAATACCTCGCAATAATTCGGGTTTCAATTCGAAATCATCCCAGTTTTCGCAAAGAGTTGGTTCATCGGTCTGTAAGTCAATGGTTTCATTGGGGTTTGTAGTTTCTATATTATCCATATCATCCATAATAATAATATAAAAACATAATGTCTAATTCATTTTGTTTTTTACAATTTTCAAGTAAAAATATATAAAACTTATTTATGTAAGTATACAAACAAGATGGCGGAAATTCAATACTCATTGAATGACTATAATGCTGTTTTGTGTGATACATTTAAATCTGCGAAACATTCTGATTACAAAGGCAGTTACAAGTTACCCGAAGGAGTGATACAAATTATTACAAATTTGTCAAAAAAATTCGGTGTAACGATTTCATCTCATTCAACTCCTACATCAAAGAAACATGTTAAAAATTCAAATTCACATATCGAACAATCATGGATACAACGGGATTTTAAACCAACTACGGTTATTGATAAAAAGGAGGGTATTGATAAAATCATGAATGATGTACGCATTTCTTTAAACAAAATTTCTAACAAAAATTATGAAACTATTCGTGATACAATTATTATAAAAATTCAGGAACTTCTTGTTGAGAATGATAATACAAACAATGATAGACTGCAAAAAATCGCAAACAATATTTTTGAAATTGCCAGTACTAATAAGTTTTTTTCTGAGATTTATGCAAAACTATACCGAGAACTTAGTGAGAAATTTCCAGAAATATTTAATCAAATTGTCAGTACATTTTTAACAGGATTTACTGAAACAATGCGAAACATTAAGTATGTTGACCAGAACGTAAATTATGATGAATTCTGTAAGTACAATAAAGAAAATGATAAAAGAAAAGCTACCAGTGTCTTTATAACAAATTTGATTAAAGAAAAAGTCATTGATGTAGAAGTATTGGTTTCAATGATTTCGAATATACAGACCATTTTGGATGAATACATGAATACGCCCAATAAGACCAATGAAGTGGAGGAAATTACAGAAAATATATTTTTGTTATTTACGAACGATATGAATTTATTACAAAAAACAAATACAAGTCATTTATTTGATAAAATACAGATACTTGCATCTATGAAGCCAAAAGAACTTCCAAGCATTTCCAGTCGTGCTATCTTTAAATATATGGATATTTTAGAAAAATTCCAGAAAAATTCTATGGAATCTACGGAATCTCCTCATAGATGAAACCATCTAATAAAAATAAAAACAGAATAAAAAATAACCACATAATATATAATATGAATCGCTCTATATATTATGATGAAACACGAAAATTAGAAGAGGAAGATATGGGATATGATACTCCTTTATATAAAATATCTCTGTATGATAAACCTTTTTTAATTTCAATTGGAAAAGAACGTAAATTAATCAATGAAGAAAAAAAACATCATTATTATTTTCCGGTATATTTGATGCATAAAAATAAGGTACAATGTCAAATTGGTGTGTTTGAGTATGAAAGTAATATTGAAAATCAAACTGATAGATTACGCCCATATTTAGATGAGAACGGCGATATTGATTTGAACCGTTTAGATGAACTCATTCTATATGGTTATGCTACAGAAGAATATTTTGAAAGTATTCAGACAGCTGTGTCGGTTAGTCCTGCTATTTTATCTGAATTAGAAACTCAATATATACAAGAAAAACAAGTAGTGGAAACTACCACCACATTAGATGAAAATGAACTCGGAGTAGAAGTGTTGGAACCTTTCGAATTAAATGATACAGATATACGTGTCTCTAAGTCTATTGAAAATGTTGATAAAGTTCTCCAAAAAGGTGTTTTCGATATTGATAAAACAGTAAAACGTCCATTAAGTTTACAAGAAGAAACCAAGGAACTTGCCAAACAAATAAAAAAAGAATATGTGGAGCGTAAAAATCCTGCATGGATTGAACAATTCATGAAAAATAATCATTATGATATTGTAGATACAGAGAATAACGGAGATTGTTTGTTTGATACCGTTCGAATTGCATATGAACAAATTGGATACAAAACAAGCATACAAAAATTACGTGCAATCGTTGCCAAAGAACTTACAGATGAAATATATAGTACTTATCGTGATTTATATCAGGGAGTTCTTGCTGAGAAAAATGATATGGAAAAGAAGATGCGAAAATTGGTGGCAGTCAATAAAGAATTGAAACAACGATTAAAAAATGTTTCTGCGACTGAAAAAGAACAACGTGCGATTGTTATTAAAGAAGCCAATTTAATTGCACAAGAGCATAAAGACTTGAAGGAAAAATATGCAGAAAATGATGTTTTGTTAGATGAATTTAAATTTATGAAAAATGTAGATTCGATAGACCAATTACGTGAAGTTGTACAAACAACTGCTTATTGGGCAGATAATTATGCTATTTCTATTTTAGAACGAGAACTCAATATGAAATTTATGATTTTTTCAGAATTAAACTACAATGAAAATGATTTGAATAATGTATTACAATGTACATCTTCTATACCTACAACTGATGAATTTTCACCAGATTTCTATGTATTCACGACATATAGTGGTAATCATTATCGATTAGTTACTTACAAGAATAAACGTTTATTCCGATTTTCTGAAATACCATATGATGTTAAAATAATGGTGGTTATTAAATGTATGGAGAAAAACTCAGGGATTTTCAATCAAATTCAAGATTTCCGTAACTTCAAATCCAAATTGGGCGTGGATAATGATGTTATCGGTGGAGGTACAGACCCATATGAAAGTGATGATGAAGAACGACAATTGGGTAGTAGTATAGATAAGAATACGGTATTTTCATTTTACAATAAATCTGCGAGTACATCAAAAGCTGGTAAAGGTGCTGGTGAAAAGATATCACGTGATAAGAGTTATGAATACATTGATTTAGATTTGAAAAAACACAAAGATTGGCGTAAAAAACTGGATGATGATTGGGGAACAGTATTTAACTTGGATAATATGAAATGGAATTCTGTGGAACATTATTACCAGGGAGCCAAATTCAAAAAACACAATCCACATTTTTATAAATTATTCTCTGTAGGAAATGATTTTGATGGGGATATAGAAATAGCCAAGGCAGCTGGTTCCCAAACAGGTACAAATTCTGCTGGAAAAGTATTACGACCTACTGATATTAAAATCGACCCAGATTTTTACGGTAACCGACAGTATGAGGAACGAGAACAAGCATTGTATGCCAAGTTCTCACAAAACGATGATTTGAAACATATATTATTACTTACAAAGAATGCTGTTCTCAAAAAATATGTTCCAAAATCGGTTGCAAAACCAGATTACTTACTAATGAAAGTTCGCGATAGATTACAAAAAGAAGAGAACAGAGGATGAGAAACAAAAAAATAAAAATCATATAAAAAACCAAAAAATTGATTTGCTTTTTTTAAAACAAACCAATTGTACAAATTGAATCAAAACAATTAAACCACTTGCTTAAAACAAAATGAACTCTAACATGAACTCTACTGCTACTGAAACCATGAATCCTACTGTAGAACAATTACAAAATTGGATGAATGGTACCAATACCAGCATTTACGTTCACTGGATTCCAGAGGAAATGACAAAAGAGATTGCGGAGAAGTACTTTTACATTCTTGGACAAGTATCTCGTGTTGAATTTGTTCCACACAAAAATGGAAATGGACGCATGATGTTTGTGCATTTTGATGTCTGGAATAATTTACCTGAATCCTTTCATATTCGTAAATGTATTGTGGATGCTGCACCTGAAGGATATCCACTTCCAATCCAATTTCAAACCATTCAAGGTATGGTAAAAACTTACAAAATGATGTGTAAGATTAACATGCGACCTATTCAAGAAGTTGATTACAATACACATCAGTTGTCAGACATGTTTGAACGACTTAATAAACGTGTCACTGAAGAAATTGCGCAAATACGTAAGGAAATGGAAGTCTTACGTTTAGAAAATGCTGAACTTCGTAAGCAAATTCAGTTTCAGCCGTCATCTCCACAATCTGTATCCAACGGTTCAGTCTCCAATGACTCTGGATGTTTCAAATAATTGTATTCATCTCATTCTACAACACATCCATATAATATCCATCTACCAACTAAAAAATATTCAATGAAAACAAAAAATAAAAACATATAAAAAATCGATAAAATTGAATATTTTTTTCTGTCTTTTCTTTTTTACACAATTATTATAATAAAATAAAAAATAAATCATGGAATATTTACAATCATATAGCAAAGTAACTTCATTAGATGGTTTGAACAGTGTTTATACGTCACAAATCAAAGCAAAAAATACAAAAATAACCAGTGCAACAACTACCTTTTTATATTTTTGGAATAAAACTTCCAAACATAGTCAATATGAGTACTATTTATACAAAAAATCTTCTTATCCTTCAAAATTTATTAGTGTTCCTTACGTATCAAAAAAAATAAGAACTTCTACAACTTTTACAAAACCCACTATATCACCATCTGAAGTTTCACGTGTTCCACCAGCAGTTTCTCTTGCTCGCCCTGCTGTTCCTACTCTTGCATCTTCTCTTATATCTTCTTCCAAAAAGAAGGATGAGAACTGGAATCAAAATTGGGACTGGGAAACGCAATCGCTACAATCCTCTACTGATATTTCCACTACTTCCACCATCAAAATAACAATTCCTCGTACACAATCCAGTTCTTCTCTTTTGAGTTTATTTAATGTATCAACTGTTAAGAAACGTAAACAGGCAGATAATCCATATGCTTCTAAAAAACCTATTCAAAGTTATCATTATCCTTATTCAGTTGGCTGGTAAATTGTTATACAATTGTTCTCTGTTGGATAAATATCAGACATAAAAATTTTCAAGTTTTTACTATGAATGTGTAGATTACATATTCTATATTTTTTTTCGTCAATCATCAAATGTGGTACATACAGCTCGTTAATTTTTATCCATACAAATTTATATAAATTATATTTTATCACACAAGTTTCATTTATGAATCCATGAAAATAGGCAGGGTCACCACCTGAATTATTTCTTCTATCTACACCATCTAAATACTGACCCATTGCACAGGCATCAAATATAACTCCAAATTCATTATATAATTTGTTATATCTATGAATATCCTCTTGGTCAGTAATCGGAATAATTGGTAATGATAATAATACGTTCTCGTCATACTTACCTAAGTTGTCCATATCGTTCTTGTTACCATCGTAGTTTACAATAATTGGTTCAAATGCCAAATGATTTGGAATATACATAATTCCTGGAATGACTCGGTGGTCATTATCAAATGTAACATATACTTTGTTGTCTTTGAAGTGAAGTGTATTAAAATCCATATATGTAATTACGTCGTTTTCCACATGTAAACAATCCGTTATCTCATACATTTTCATGTAAGAATAAATATAAAAAAATCGAAGAGAACAATAATACCAAAATCCATCACGAAAACTTCTATCCAATGTACATGTGTTGTTAAAATTGTTATCTGATAAAGTTTCACAATCAATTAATGTAACTGGTATATTTTCAAATTTTATAAAAAACTCGGTATTTGTTATTACTGTAATATCCGTATTACCAAACAACAATAAATTATTTATGTTATCAATAATATATTCTTGAAAATTACCTACAGAAACCAATAAAATTTTCATATAACTCTATATATTATACTATACTATAATATCGTGTTTATTTTGTTTTTGTTTCATTTACACCTTTGGACAATTAAAATGGGACAAAATCCCATTAAAAAGGTTCAAAGTTGAGTTTTTTCATACTCGTGCAAAGTTTGGTTTTCCCACGCTCGGTAAAAGGGGGTGATTACTTTCTCTACATAAATAACTTGGTCTCTCTTTCTTATTTATCGCATTTTCAGCTATTTTGTAGATGTTTGATGAACCATTTCGGTCTCTATTCCATAAACCACAACCGCTCTTACAGCGTAGTAGTCCATGAACCAACCGAGTTTCATCATATTTTATTTCTTTTGATTTTTCATTTATTTTCTTTGGTCTTGGATTTTTTCGCACCATAAACTTCTCACATACACCGCCATTACAATTTGAACATTTGCATGAACTTCTAAATTCATCTACTAAAAATACATTATACTTGTTTTTCCTAAATAAAATTCGTATTCCTTTTCCTAATGTAGGTTCTTTGTATTTCATCTGTTTTTTTTGTTCCCAATCTCCAATACAAATGACAACTTCCTCTGGTTTTCCAAATGTTTTCTTAAATTGATTAATTATCTTTTGTTCATTGCGTTTTGTATTGATATACCTACCAAATTTCAATTTACGAAACAACTGCTTTTCATAAAAACCGCACAAAATATGGTTAATACGGTTCTTTTCTTGTAAATATTCTTTGAATTTCGTAATGTCAAGTGTTTTCTTATTGAATTTGGAAAGTTCGGTTTCATAATCTGTAATTGTTTTTCCTTGAATTTTATTGGTTTTCATTGCAATAATAATATTATTGTATTTTTTCATTTTTGTTTCTTTTCTTCGTTGGTTTTGTGAATACCGAAATACATTCGCGTCTTTAGTAGCACCATCCACACAATAAATTAAATCCTCTTTCCCCGGGTCGACACCTACTATTTTCTTATTTTGTAAATGGGTATAATCTTCTAATTCGTCGATATACAATTCTTTAGACCCTTTTGGTTTCATCATTGGTATTTTTTTACCTACCAAATCATCTCGTAAAAATAAAATACTTACTCCAACTCCATCGGTAGAAATCATATGATAAAAAGAATAACCCTTTTTGGTAAATACCTTTCGTTCAGTTCTAAAAAAGAATTTCCAAATCTTATCTTCGTATTTCTTTAGATTTCCGTTTGTTTTGTATTCTCCTTTCTTACCATGTTCTTCTCGTAATAGTAAATTTACTAATGTTGTAGTATCCAGCCGTATGTATTTCGGTGCGATTTCATTTCGTAGTGGAAAAACATTATTTACACTTTCTCCATCATTTTCCACTTGTTTCATCATAAAAATCATACAAGGAAAATAATCCATAGGAGAACATTTCAAATCATAGTAAATATTATTTTTTTCGTATTTCTTTTTCTTTGGTATAACATGGTTTCTTTGTTCAGTAATCCATTCATGATAATAGTATTTTGATGTGTAAGGAGAATTATCCACATTCAGCAAATCGTTTTTTATTTTTCGTAATTCACTACAAAGACTTCTTATTCTTGCTTCTCTTTCTGCTTTTGTTTTACATAATTTTCTTATTTTCTCGGTAATCATTTTCTTTTTCCAAACAACATTTACAAATCGTTCTACATATTCCACATAATGAAGTTGAATATTATTTTCATACATGGTCATAATGTCTTCCTTCAAATAATCCATTACTGTATTTAACCCAGTATAAACGATTGTTTCATGTTGTGTAGTCGGTAAATAATGCTCATTGTAAAAAATAGTAAGTTTTTCTTTCAATGCAACAGTTTCTTTACTTGGCGGTTTGCCTCTTTTCTCTTCTTTTTCACCACAGACAACTTTCATGGAATTATTGATGAATTTTTCATTGATAACCGGTAAAGTGTTATTTTTTTCATAGTAATCAAGTAAATAAAGTTTAAGGTATTGTAATGTATGAATAACCATTTTATTAACTCGTATAACAGCATCGTTAATTATTTCGGTATTGATTTTGGGATGTTTCAACACGCTTTTGAGCGATGTTTTAATGGATTTGAAAAATTCAGGTGGTTTTTCTTTCGCCTTTTCCATTCTTAATATAACTAAAGATATTATTTTAAGTAGTTTCCCCTAAATATAATATATTAAGTAAAACTCCCTAAATTTTCGTAAAAATATACATCGGCGATTTTATCCATTTTTCATTTATTTTGAATTGATGTTCTTTATTTTCAATTGTATATTTGGATTTGAGAAGATGTTTCACAATAGACAACCAAGGTCGTTTTATTCGTTCTGGTTCTCCAACTGCTTTCATATTGTTAAAAGAAAACCATTTTCGTATTTCTGGTATGAGTTCCATAATTTTATGTTGTATTTCTTCATTTTTATCTAATTCATATAGCGTATATGAATTTTTATTACCCAAATCTAATATGTTAATAATTTTATTTATGACATCATCTTGTTCTTTCTTGTATAATTCACTTTTTAATCTCATATGAATACTATATAATTTACATAAATAATTTTTATATTTCTTATGTAAAATGTTTATGCTCTGCATACAGGACAATTTCTAAGACTTTGTTCGTTATTTTTATTATATTCCCATATATCATAATCTCTATTATATATTTCAATTAACGGATAGTTGTTAGTTTTCCATTTTGGGTTTTCTATGTCTTCATAATATTCATCGTATATATCCGGATATGGAAATACAGGTTCTCCACTTTCATCTCCATACATACATCGTTTGAAACAATCGATACATACCATATGATTACATCTGGGAAATGATATACCTCTTTTACATTCAATGCATATAGGGCATTCGATATTATCATTTATTTCCAATACACCTTTTCCAGTTTGTTTATATGTTCCACTTGTCCAAGTTCCAAACATCATATCACAATTTGTGCATAAATAACTGGCTTTACAATCAAACCACCACTTGGGTAATACTGATTCACATACTTCATAGTTTTTACATTTTATTCCTCCACCATCTTCTTCTGTATATTGACAATCATACGCAATATTATTATTTTCATAGTTAAAATCTCGTTCCATAATTATATGTGAATTGATAAGTCATAATATCTATATCATTTTTTATAGTTTTTCAACTTACATTTACGGGTGGATGGTTTCCGCTTATATGTCATATCATATTTTATTCCGTAAGCATAATCAAAATAATTTTTATAATTTTCAGGTTTCACTTTATCTATCGCTTTATCTATATTCTGTCCTAATACTTCAAATGAATATACATCTCGTTTTTTCTTGATATATGTTTTTATCTGGTTAAAATACATCTCAACCGCGTTTGTGATAGGACTATACGGGACAGTAAATAGATATTTATTACCACTTTTTAGTATTGCTTCTTTTACCATATCGTTATTATGACTTTTTGCATTATCTAATATGATGAGATGGTTTTTGTATTTTGGTGCTATTTGTGTTTCTATAAATTCTACCATCCTTTCTTGAGTTGTTCCACCTTTTTCATAAAATATTTTTCCTACGCATTTTGAATTATTGATAGCAACTAACAATGTAAAACTACGAAATACAAAATTGTTATTTGTTTTTATTATACAACGCTTACCAATATAACATCTGCTATACGAAGGTTTCAAATGAGAACAAATACTGGTTTCATCCAAACAAATAATCTTGTCAAGTGAATATTTATGAACCTCATTATAGAATTCTTCCATTTCTTTATTTTTATCGGTTAGTTGTTTTCGTCGTTCTTTTGGATAATGTTGATGACGAGTTCGTTTTCGTGTTCTATTATTTTCTCTAATAACTCTACCTAAATGTCGTCTTGTAATATCTAACTCCTTGTATTTTTGTTGCATTAAAAATAAAAGTTCATCCATTGTGAGTTGTTCGTTATTATCAATCATATTTATAGCAGTTTTTACTTGTTCCTTATTTATTTTGTATGATATAGGTGTTCTTTTCTTTCTTGTAATATTTTTATTAGTATTATACTTTTGTATCCATCTTTGTAATGATGATTTACTACAATCAAATATTTTACAAGTATTTCTAATATTATCGTTATTTTTCAAATAATATTTAACAGCGGACATTTTATAATCATTGCTTTTATGCTTCATATAATACGATTATAATAAAATGGAGTTGTTTTGTCCCATTTTAATTGTCCAAAGGTGTATAATTTGGTTCTCAGAGATAGACATTCGAAGAGTAGATAATTCAAAATTATCAACATCTGGGTATCGTTCTGGCATATTAGAGAACCATGTCTCAAAAATATTCATGTTTTTTAAAAATGCTGGAGACCGGTATCTCTCTGATATAAATACAAAAAAATCTAACATATTTTTTTGCGTTGAGATAAATGCAATCGAATTGTGATTATGTTCTGCACACCATTCTATAAAATCATTGGAAAAAAACATACAAATACATTTTAAAAAATAATACGAGAACACATTTGTTTTTTCGGCGTATTTTATTGTATGATTAGGGTGAGGAGATAATGGATAAAATAGTTCTCGATAAGACAAATTATAATGGTGTAATATTTTAGCACATTGAAATAAGGAAAACAGTGTTTCTAACTGTACATATGCTTCCACTTGTCTCGAAATTTTTTTCATATCCATAATCGACATTACTCCGGATGCAGTGTGTTTCTTGTATTTTGTTACACAGATAAATATTAAGTTGATGAGTTCTGCCCACATTTCACAATAAGTTTCATAAAAACGAATATTATTACAATCAATACATGTCGGATGAAAAATGTTTTGAAATATGTGTGCTAATTGTGTATCTACATCATCTTGATTCTTGTTAGAAAAATCTAATCCCAAACTATGAAAACATTCATGAATGAGAACCTTTAAACATTCTTCTCTTCTAAAAATATAGATTTCATTATTCGGATTATCCATTGAACAACTATAGGTAAATGCAGAATTGGCATGTATTTTGTCAATTGGTTCTCCCTTTTCTTTGGGTAGTTTCTTCTTTTTATCTGACAGATAAATATAAAAGGTTAAATTTGGTGAACAACCATTTTTGTTAGCATAATAACATAATGTAAATAAACAGATATATATTTTATGTAAAACAACATCTAATTGATGATAGGTATTTTTATGATGAATGGTTTTTGTATGATAAGGTTGTATCAAATAAATAGTGAAATTGCGAGAACCAATGGTAAATACATATTGTTTTCCAATTTTTTTGGAAGTTGACAAATATGTTTTAATATCTTCTGTAATAAATTCATAATTTTTACCTTTTGGAAGCGTATTTTCTGGTAGAATATATTCACTGTAAGATGTACATAGTTTCCATGAGTTCTCAGCTAATTCCATTTGATGAATAATATTGTATATTAAGTGTTTGGAAGTGTCTGAAAGTTTACTTTGTCTTTTTATCATTGGATTTGTATGAAAATGTTTTCCGAGGAAATTGATTATTTTATCTGTATCAGATGGTGATGACATCATTGTATACTGTATATACTACAACTATATTTTGTTGTATTGTGTCTCCGTATAAAATTGATATCTTAGAAGGGTATTAAATATATACAACAAACAAAGATATTGTATAAACAATATAATACTAAAACGTGTTATATTGTTAGATAGCTTTCTGAAATTATTGAAAAATATAAAACTGGGTATACCAAAGTTAAACAAGTTACTAATAGAAAAATGTTCACCCAATTCTATTAAAAAGATACATATCAAAAAACTTTTTAATAAAAAAATTGCGGTGGATATTAGTATTTATTTATATAAATTCCTGGGAGAAGGGTATTTTATGGAACAAGTATATCTCTTTCTATCTATTTTCAAGTACTATTGTATTCAACCTATATTTGTGTTTGATGGGAAACCACCAGCCGAAAAAAATGCTTTGCTGAAACGTAGGTATTGTGAAAAACAGGAAGCCCAAACAGAATATAATCTGTTGGAAAAACAAGTTGCAAATATATCGGACCCTCTTCTTCTGTCGGAAGTACAACACAAAATGAATTCATTAAAAAAGAGAATGGTTCGTCTTACCTATTATCATATTGACCAGGTGATTGAATTAATTCGTGCATTTGGATTTGATTATTACTTAGCACCACATGAAGCCGACCAGTTATGTGTACATCTAACTGTTTGTGGTAAGACATATGCATGTTTAAGTAATGATATGGATATTATTGTTTCTGGATGTCCATTTGTTATTCGTAATTTAAATTTGATGACTCACGAAGTATATCTATATGATACACAGAGTATATTATCTGATTTACAATTGACATTTAATGAATTTCGCGAAATTATTGTTCTTTCTGGTACAGATTATGAATTGTCAGTGGATTCTTCTGAAACGGGCACTGCTTTGGTGAAATTTCCGAATATTAGCATCAAAAAGGCATTTGAATATTACAAGCAGTATAAATCAATTGAAAATGTAGAAACGCGTTTTATAGAAATATTATGTGATGATGTAGATATTTGTGAAAATACGTTTTATGATTGGTTACATAACAAAGGTATTATTCAAAAACATACCATGAAAAAGATATGTGATATGTTTGATATATCCAATTATACAACAGAAATGAATGAGTTTATTGAAAAAAATACACCGACTGAAAAATCAAAAATGAATGTTCCTGCTATAAAAATGATTATGCAAAAATATCATTTTATATTTGTTTGATTACACAAATGGTTTACTTATTATGCAAAATATTTTAATCGTCTTTTCGTATTTTCTTTTTGTTTTTTTATGAATGTATTCAGTGATTTTATTTGTAGATTTCTTTCAGACACTGTATATTTTCCACTATATATTTTTGCCAAAAGATTATTTGGGTGTAATGTTTCTACAAGTAAATTATTGATGGACATAATGGAATAATCTTCCATGAGAACGTTATATAATTTTTTTCTGTCATAGGGTATTTTACGTATGGTTGGAACATATCGAATCATATCTTCTGCTTCTATCAGTTTTTTATTATATACAATTTTGTGATGTCGTGAAACAACCGTATTTCTGTTTGGAATATTATCACCAAGAGAGTTTTTTTCAATACATATTAGAAAATCATCTAACGGTATTGATTCTGTGATAGCAACAATATTTTTTCCATGAATAGTGTTTATAGAAGTGTTAATCTTGTTTATTGGAACTTCACCTTGGTCAGTTAATACAAGTGTACCTGCTGGAAAACAAATCGGGGCATTTGGAATAACAGTAGATTGAACAATTAAATTGAATATTGTTATATTATAACTACCTGTATTTCTAATATACAAGGTATATATGCCTGCATTTGTGTTTGAGGTTGTAGTTATGATTCCTGTATTGCTATCTATATTTATTGTTCCATAAGAAGTTGAATCACCACCTGATTTGTCTAATATAGTGTATGATTTACCAGTTACTATTGCAGATGTAGATGTTTCACCTTGATATATGGTTTCGTTATGGTATTGGTTTAACACTGGAGTTGTAGTAGTGGTTATATTTGTAATATGATAAGGTGTATATCCCATATCTTTTAATTCGTAGGGTTGATTTACACCAGTAAATATCCAGACAGTTCCAATTAATGGAGCAGGTGTTCCAGTTAAATATGTATTTGCCACAGATGTTTGCCAATTACCTTTTGCTTGATAACAATTTACTTCAGATGCACCACTTTGTTTGTTGTCTCCATAAATTCCATTGTTGGGTGTTATAACATCGGTTGTTCCAGCAGAGTAGCAATTTATTGCAGTTGTAGTTCCGCCATCAGACCCAGCAGAACCACCGAATATTCCACCGGCAGTTGCCGCTATATTTCCAGAAGAATAGCAATTTTGGGCAGTTGCCTGACCACCTGCTCCTGCAAGTCTTCCAAAGATTCCTCCGCCAGTTGTTTGAATGAAGCCAGTAGAATAGCATTTTACGGCAATCGCTTGTCCATTTGTTGCAGCCGACCTGCCAAATATTCCTCCTGCATCTGTATAAATTGCACCTGTAGTCCAACAAGATTCACAAGTAATTATACCAGAAGATGGTGAATTTATTCCAACAATTCCTCCAGCATTTATATTTATGATACCAGAAGATGAACATCCAATAAGTTTTATAGGACCAGTTTCTGCACCAACAATACCACCAGAATTGGTAGTTATATTGCTATTAGATGAACAATTGATTATGAAATTATTTTCAGTGTTTTTTCCAAAATACTGTTGTCCAATCCATCCACCATATTCTGTAAGGGTTGTTCCATTGATGGTATTTATCTCAATGTTGTAAATAAAAGTATTATCATATCCATCTGAATAAGCATTTCCGTTCTGTATGAGTCCTGGATAATCGGTAACTCCATCTATTATTATTTTTGGACGGGTTCCATCTTCATTTAATGATGTTGACCCAATTTGAATATGAGTAGAATAACAAACAATATATTGATATTGTTGGTCCAATGTGACATCGGTAATAAAAACAATATTTAATAATCCAAGACTCGTATCACTGTTTGCAACATATAATGGGAAATAGGTGGTGTACCATGTTGTTTGGTCAACACTATATTCAATGTCTGAACTAATTTTACGAATATATACGGTTGTTCCACCCGGATAATAAATAGAAGGACCCCCGACAGAAATACCATATTCATTCATAGGACCAAATAATAAACGTGGTTCACTTCCAGTATCAATCGTTTCATGATATAATCCTTCTGAAAAAATATATGCAGCTCCTTTTGTAATTGGATAAGGTGTATTTTCAATGACCAAATTTCCAGGATTATCTGTAAGGTATACTAAATAAGTTTTATCAAATAATTGAATGCTGGTATCAATATGAGGTTTTGTATCACCTTTTATCCAACGCATTGGAATTTTATCTATTCCATGTAGGTTAATACCGAGTTGGTTCGATATTTTTTCCTGTATGGAACTATCTATATAAACATTGAAATAAACAGAACCAGTTGTTTGGGAATCGATTTGTTGTTTGTATTGTGCCACTTCTGGAAGATGCAATAAATAATCGACATCTAACTCTGATAATAAATCTGTTTTTATCATACAGTTCATCTATAATATATAACTATATATTATAGAACTTAATTATTCTCAATCGTCATCATCTGTTTTTATTTTCTTTGAATATAATTATACTATGGTTGATATATAGCAACCAGCATAATCTTCAATACCAGTGTGTGTCAGACAAATAGAAATATCAATAAAAATCTCACCATTTAATTTTGACCATCTATGACAAAATAACCAATCTTCAGAGTAATAATGACCATCTTCGACATTGCAATCAAATAATGCATATGCCATTTTACTTTCTTCTTCTTTCAAAAATCCAATATCATCTACATATTTTGTATAAGAATATGCGGTCATCATTTTTTCAATAAGTGGACGTCTTATCATCATAAAACCGGTTGCTAAGTGTTTGACTTTTGCGAGATTGTTTTCGATTTCTAATGAATTTCCTAAGTAATTGATATTATATTTTAACATATTGAATCTTACCATATCTTCGTCTTTAATAACATCTTTTATCATGGAATCATTCTTTCTTTTCAATAATCCTTGGACAACATTTGAATTGTATGGGTTTTGTGGGTCATTAACAAGTTTCTTCCAATCATATTGCTTTAATGGATATACACCACCAACCAAATCCTTATCAGCAATTAATAATTTGAGGATTTCAATGGGTTCCCATGTAATATCGTTGTCAATAAATAGAAAATGAGTGGCTTCTGGGTCAGTCATGGCTCTTGCAATTAAGTTGTTTCGTGCTCTACTTACCAAGCTATCATTCTTACAGAATTCAATTTTTAATGGTATCCCAATTTCGCGGAATAGTCGAACTGTGTTTATCAATGAATACACATAATTTGTGTAACACATGCTTGCAAAACATGGTGTTAATATGTAGAGTTTGACACGATTATTTTCCAAATATTTTTTTATTTTTTCTTCAAAGACATTTTGCTGTGCTTCTTTGACTGATAATTTTTCAGCATTTGATGATTGTGATGCATCAGTTGAAGTGGGTTGAGATGTAGGAGTAGATGATTCAGAATATAAATTCTTGTCTTCATCTACTATGTTGAATTTGATATTGTCTTCGCTCATACAAATGTATAGGGTGTTTAATGCTTATTCTTTAAATAGTTTTGTATCTAACTTTATTTACATAAACCGCTGGTTTATGTAAATTTTTTTAGAAGTTGGTTTTTTGGTTAATTGTTTTTTATTTTTATTATTTGTTATTTATTATTTATTATTTATTTTTTACTTATTATCTTTTTCTATTTTTTCTATGTTTCAGAAATTCGTTTATGCAGTGGCAGGAGCAGCGGGTTTAATGAAGTGATGTTTCATGTATTTTTGTAAGTTAAAGTAGGTAAGAGAATCGGATTTTCCGAGTTTGAGGAGTTTGGCTAATTTGGCATCAGCGTTGATTTTGCGTCCGTTGGTAGGGTCTTGGAGTTTGGCAGCACGGATGTAAGCATGGATTTCCTTGCTAACAGCAGTTCTGGCAAGTTCAGTTCCCTTTTCCTTTCCAAGGAAAACAGCTAATTCATCACTGATAAGAGTGGGCTTAACAAATCCAGAAGGAGCTCTGTTTCCAGAAGTGCGCTTCTTCTTTTGGGAAGCTTTTTGGGCACTCTTTAATTCACGAGCAATGGCTTTGTCAAGAACTTTGTACTCGTTCTTCATGGCAGCAACAACAGAGGTGAGTTTGTTAATTTTTTCACCGAAGTCAGCGAGTTTAGAAGTAAGAGAAGAAACATCTAATTGCTCGCTTTCAGCAGCAACTGGCTCGGCAACATGAGCAGGAGCAGGAGCGGCTTCAGGTTTAGCCTCTTTAGGGGCTTTAACCTTCTTTTCGGCTTTTGGTTTTTCAGCAACAGGAGCAGGAGTGGATTCAGTAGTTTTAGCAGCTCTAACCATCTTGTG